TAGTTCATCTTGTAGAACTTCCAGCTTCTTATGGATCTTATTGATTGTTACTTCGCTAATTTCACTAATTGTTTTGACATCCTTTTTGCTGACATTTAATTTACAAAGCTGTGATATGAAATAAACAACGCCTGCTGCAATGGAATGCGGTGTATTTTCAGGCATCATATTATTTTTCTCTATTTTAATAGCAATGAATTGACAAAGCTTGGTGAGCTCTACATTAATGTTCAATTTGCTGCAATAACGCTCAATAAATGCTTCTGGCTTGGTTTTACAAAAAGCGGTTTTGTCATTGTTATCCATATCTTTTTCTAAATGATTGATAATAACTTGGGCATTTTTACATCCTTGTGTTGCACTAGTTACGTCTAAATGAAAGATGGTAGCTAGTTCTTTGGCAGTTCTGGGATAATTATTGATCCTACATGATATGTAGATAGAAGCAGCGATTAATCCATCTTTATTGTCGCCTCTAAATGTCTGCTCATGTTCCGATATTTTTTTATGGTAATATATGGCTTGATCGACAATAAGTTTAGGTATACCGGAATTGGCAGCCATGAGAGTGATACGTTGAAATTCGTCGTAACGTGCTTTTTCTTTGTAAGGCATTGATTGCCATTCGGTGTATCGACGTATTTTGCGCATTTCGTATGAGGATTTGCCCATACATAAGACTTTGCAACCAAAAGACGACTCTTCCAATAAAGGATTAATAGGCATACCGCAGCGAGTTGGGTCAGAGCTTTGGTTATCATCAGCCCCATAGTAACGCCATTCAGGAGATTGATCTAACATATCTTTGTATATAATTCCGCATTTATTATTAGTACAAGTAAGAAATCCTTCATCAGAGAATGCAAGAGATGCGCTACACATTTCACAATTTTCTCGGCCGCCGATGGAACGATATAAGCATTCAAGTGGGTCAGATTGTTTATCAGGATTTTTCACTTCACTTTCAAATATATTCCATAAATCAGCTTTATCAGAGCTAGTTAAAAGTGTTTTATTTTTTTTACTGCCCCCATTTTTAGATTTATTTTCATTAAGTTCTGTCATATTTATTCTTTATTCATCTAATAAGATAAAATATATTTAAATCAATTTTATTTATATTTACTATTTAAAAATAGCTATAATATATATCAAATGGGAAACCAAATATCAAATTTATTTAATAGTGATGCAGATGATACTACAAAATTAAAACCTGCATCAGTAAAACAGATTATAGATTACATTGCGACATATTACATTTTAACAATGGACTTTCAAAGTTTAAGAAAGTTGTATGATATAGAATATTGCGATAAATTGGTTATTTTAACATCAGACATAATTGAAAGATATTTTACAGATATTCAAATTACTTATTTAGCAGAAAATATAAAAAATGGTAAAAACGGAGTTGAAGAAAATAGAGTTGAAGAAAATAGAGTTGAAGAAAATAGAATAGAAAAAGACAATATGATCTTTTTTAATAAAGATGATATATCAAAATTGGATATAAAAAATCCTGTTAAAAAAAGACGTGTTTGCATTGGTATTGCAAAATATTACATAAAAATAGCGCATGTGTTTGCAACTATACTAACAACAATAAATCCAACTTATATTTATAAGGATGAAAATGGTGATAAAGTAAAAGCGGATATTTATAACAGAAATAAAATACCAAAAGATGCGGAAGTAGAAATATTAAATCTGAATATTTGTGATAATCGTATTGATGCCTTAAAAAGAGGTTCAAATGTAGATTTTTCAAAAGATCTGGAAGATGATGAAGAAATTAAAATACATCCAAAAATGTGTTCATTTAATTTGAAACATAAGGATGCAAATGATGATGATGATGATGATGAAAAAGATTTAGAGGATGAACCAGGTATACCAGAATTAATGGAATTATATTATGACGACGAGTATGATTATGAGACGGGTAAATTCAGAGGTATGAAACCAGAAACCCAAGAATTATTTAATGAGAATTTAGCAAACTTTTATAATGTTTTTATGGAAACAGAAGGTAAACCAATGCCAGATAATATAAAGAAATTCAGTGATATTAAACTTAAGAATTATAATAAAAAGGAAAAATGTCGGGGTAAATATCCTGCATATGATAGTAGTGTAAAAGGTACAATAAAAGATGATTTATTTAAACAATATGCAGAAAATTTAAAACAAATGTTAAATAAGGCAAAAGCTAATCAAGAATTATTATTAGATGTATTGAATAAATTATTTGTTTATATGACGGATCCGCAAACAAAGAAAAAAATAATAAGAATAAATCCAGAACTAACAGAAGAATTGTTACAAGAAACGGTTTTAGAAACTAGAGCAATAATAATTAATTTATATTTAACATGTGAAACTGATTTTGCGAATGGAATAAAAATATATGAGGCGATTGTTGATAAAAAAATAATAGATACAGCTAAAAGTCAAATAGAAACAATGGAAAAAACTAGAGAAGCTCTTATTACAGAAGACGAAATTCCTAAACCGGCTGAATTAAGAGAACTAAAAACAATAGCCGATAAAAAAATACAAAAACAAAAAGAAGAACTTGCAGCTAAAGAAGTTAAAATACAGAATGAACAGGAAAAAATAGATTTAAATGTGAAACCAATAGTAGACGAATTAAAAGTAAAAGAAGAGGCGGCAAAGGAAGCTGCAAAAGAAAAGGCCGCAAAAGAAAAGGAAGAGGCTGCGAAAGAAGCAATAAAAGAACAAGTACAAATAGAAGAAGGAGCGGAACAACCTCCTATGGTAAAAGTTAAAATAAACGTACAAGGACAAGGAGAAGAACAAGTTAAAGAAATGCCTGCTCAAATATTAGGCGGCAATACAAGAAGAAAAAATAAAAAGAAATATAAAAATAAAAGCATGAAATTAAAATAGAAAAGATATAGACATTATTGTACAAATAATAATTTATTAATTAATTTAAATTATTATCTTAAAATTGTAATGGTTGTATTTACATACGTTGAGCTTGAGCCGCTTGTTGAGCAGCTTGGCCAGCTTGACGAGAAGCTTGGGCAGCACGTTGAGCCGCCTTTTGGGCTTGCTTAGCAGCTTGAGCAGTGCGTCCGGCTTGGGATCCTCGAGAAGCTTGGGCAGCTCGTTGAGCAGCCTTGGATGCTTGCTGAGAAGCAGATTTAGCCTGTTGAGCAGCCTGACCAGCTTGACGAGAAGCAGCACGCTTCATGGTTCGGGCTCTTCGTTGTTGTTGCTGACGTTGACGTTGTCTTGATTTCTGTTGAGAACGACTTCTTCCTCTAGATGCAGATCTACGTTGACTTCTTGTTGCCATTTTATATATTATCTTAACAAAAAAAAATTAATTTTGCTAAAATATGAATTAATTAATTAAAAATATAATTTAAAATTATACTTAAAATTATACCTAAAATTATACCTAAAATTATAACTTAAAAATATCCCTAAAAATATATATTTACCAAATTGTATCTGTTGAAGGCCAATACATTTTATCCCCTTTTTTAATATTATATAAACTCCTAAATAATTCTAACCGAGCCAAAGGGCAATTAGTTCTATATTTATCCATTGGATGTGGATTAGTTTTTAATTGAGCTTTAATTGCTTCATCAAATATTTTTTGACGCGCTTGTATGGCAATATATGTAAAGAATGCATGAAATGATAACGCACAAATAGGTATTTCATCGTTATTCTTTTGTTGAAAATCTCTTAAATATTCTTCACATATTGCTAAACCAGAAATATCCGCTAAATTTTCTCCGGTACTAAGAGATGCATCCATTTTAATTCCATCATATGCGGCAAAAGTTTCATATTGTTTAATAACATCCTTAACCTTTCGGTTGAACTTTTCGCGATCCTCTTTTGTCCACCAATTATGCAAGTTACCTTTGTAATCATATTGACTTCCTAAATCATCCAAACAATGGGACATTTCATGTCCTAAAGTAAATCCAACATGTGCTAAATTATATTCTATTCCACGCTCATCTAAATCTATAAATGGTTTTTGCAAATAGGCTAAAGGAATGTATATAGAATTTTCTGAGGGTGTATAATACGCATTAACTACATACGGTTGTTTTCCAACAAGTTTAAATTCAGACCAGTCAATAATAGGAATATCAACATCAGAAGATTTTCCGTCTAATTCGATGAGTTTTTTTGTACGCCACACCGCTATTTTTTTCAAATTTTGATATGCTCCTTTGCTTTTGTAACTTAAAATAGGATCTTCTCTTAAAATATCAGGACTTCCTACTATTAAATGAATGTGATCTAATTTTTGCAAAGCGTATTTTTTAGTATTAGGCGACAACCATGTATTGCGTTTAATAATACGTTTATAAACGGTTAACAAATCTTCTGCCATATTTTTTACATAATCAATATGTTGCTGCTTTTTGTTACGCTCAATATATTCTTTAGATAAAAAATTATTGAAACATAAAGATAGTCCAAAAATTGGGTAGATTTCTTTAGGCCATGGTACAGGTTGTCCTTTTACGAATTTACCATGAAATTCATAATATATAAGTCTCCATTTACTATGAAACCGAATTAATTGCCTAAAAACAATATAATAGTAATATGATTTCCATTTTTTACTTTTCCAGTTATCATCTTTTATTAATAACTCCATCATACAACTAACATAGTTCAAACTACTGCAAATAAATTTATCAGGTACTTTTTTATAACCAATTTGTTGGGCTAATTCAGACCAATCTAGACCACACCTTTTTATGGATTCCGATTTAGTAACTATATTATAACCATTTAAGTTGTCTTTTTTAATTTTATCGCATCCTAATGCACCCAAAATATCATATTCTACATCCCATATATCAGATGATTTTATACCATGATTAGCACCGAGACATGCATCAAATATTTCATCAATAAATTGCAAATATCGATGTTTAAATTCCTTTTTATATTTTTGTGTATCTTGATCTTCTTTGGTGTCTTCAATGTATATTGTGTAATCATACGCAGTTAACTGAGGAGCGGAAATATAACTGCGATATATTTTAGAATTTTTTTCATCGGGCATTACAGACCAAACTATAGGTGAACCCCATGCAATAATTTCATTTTGATTAATTTCTGCTAACATTCTGTAGACAGAATTAGATGCAATAATTTGATCAATACGATCAACTGCCCAGCCGACATATTCTTTGGCGGAGTTGTCATCTAAATTATAAAGAGAGTCGTATACATTTTTAATTGCTCTAGATTTAGGCGTATCATTATGTTTAATAAAATCCTTGACAATGTCAATTAATTCATAGTATACTTTTTCTTGTGAAATTCTAAAACTATCGACTTGGACATAATATTTTTGAACGGATTTAAGCTCTTGGCCTTTTTTAGCCATCCATTGATAGTTAATATATGTATAATAATCATTTTGAGGTGTATATTTTGATGGAGTAAAAGGAGTTTTAAACATTTTTACTAATTCACGTTCAAAATCGCCTGTTTCTATTTTATCAAATTCATGTTGAAATTTGTTAAATGTGTTAGCTGCTTCACGACAATACACTTGAAGTTGTTGTTGACTAGGTTTGCATTTTTTAGTCTTAGATGCATTATTATTTTTTTTTTGATGTGCAATTTTATGTCGTTTAGTATTCATATATTAAATAAATATTAATTAATTTTATTTTCGATTTTGTTTAATAAATCTTCACTATATACCAATTTACCAGATGGTACATATGAGTTAATAGGAGTATACTTTTTACTATTTTTAATTTGTTGTATATCAGAGCTTCGAGAATTTAGATCTTCTAAATTTTCATCATCATCTTCGTCTTTTTCATCTTTAATTTTTTCACCATATTCATTGATTACAATGCCAGTTTTCTTTTTAATTTCTGTTCTTACATAAGATGGAACCCAGTGATTCCAAGAAATGAAAATAGTGTTAGGATGAAAATATCGAATTTGAAATCCATTTGTTTGTAAAGTATCCATAATATATGCAATACATGCGGCTTGATCGTATTTTGGAACACCGATAATAACTTCAGGCACAACAAACCAACAAAATTTTTCATCAACAGAATGCCTAGCAGTTGTTTTAATTCGGACGTGTATACGATTAAGAATTTTTTTAAATAATTCTAATTTACTAACATCTAGTTGACGTTTTTTCTCATAAAGCTCGTCAATATTAATTTTTTCGGAAAATTCTGAGAAATTTTCTAGAGTAAATATATTTGCCATTAATAAAAATGAACAAAATAAAAAAGTTATTATAAGGTATTTAAATTATTAATTAAATATAATAATTTAAATAATATTATTTAATAATTACAATGCCAATAAAACATTTGGTTATTGCCGGAGGTGGTCCTATTGGTTTTCAATTTTTGGGTGCACTAGAACATTTAAATGAACAAGGGTTTTGGAAATTGGAAGACATTGAAAGCATTTATGGTACATCTATTGGAACATTTTTAGCAGCATTTATATGTCTTAAGTATGATTGGGAAACATTAAATACATATGTAATTGATCGTCCATGGCACGACGCATTTAAATTAAATGGAAAACAAATTTTTGATGCATTTTATAATAAAGGGCTATATGATAAGAAAATTATTGAAATAACATTTAAACCATTATTAGAAGCAAAAGATTTATCACTAAATATTACTTTAAAAGAATTTTATGAATATTCAAAAATAGAATTACATTTGTATGCATTTGAGTTAAATAAATTTGAAACAGTTGATATTTCATATAAAACACACCCTGATCTATTGTTAGTACAAGCAATTTTCATGTCTAGTGCATTGCCTGGAGTATTTGCACCAGTATGTATAAATAATTGTTGTTATATAGATGGTGGAGTAATGGCAAATTATCCACTAACACATTGTTTAAAAGATCATCCAAATAGTGATGAGATTTTAGGTGTAACATTTTATCGTGATTATGACAAACCGGATGCATATAAAAACAATATAGTGACAGAAGAGTCGTCCGTAATAGATTTTTCAATTGGATTTTTTATAAATGCTATGAATTACATATATAAAAATATAAAAATAGTAACTATTAAAAATCAGGTTGAATGTTTAAATGACGATAACTTTTTGACAATGGACGCCATACAGAAATCTTTAAATAGTGTGGATATGCGCAGAGATTGGATAAATAAAGGGATAAATGATGCAAAATTGTTTTTAGATAAAATCAAATCTGAAGAAAATGATCTTAAAGAACTTAGTGATGACAAATAATATATTATAAAACCTACTTAAAGAACAGTATGCAAAAACTGTTCCATTGTCACCTTAGTTGGTTTGGCATCATACTCAATGACCTGACCACCCTTCAATAATTTAATTGTTGGATAACCTTCAATCTTATATTTATTCATTAATTCCTCGTTTTCACTTGTTTCTGCAGTGCAGTTATACTCTGTAAAAGTAACTGTATATCCATTGATTTGTTTTCCTTCATATTCTGATTTTAAACTCTCCCATTCTGGTTTTGCAGTTTTGCAATGAGGGCACCAATCCACGTAAAATAACATCATTTGTGCTGTTTTATTTGAGTTAGGATCACTTTTAGCATTCTCTCTGTTTGCATTAAATGCTGCATCTTTATTTATGAATTGATTGTAAAATAAGTATCCTAAAATACAAAATGCCACCACTGAAATAATTTGTAATTTATATTGTAAAACCATATCTAAGGCTTTTTTAGCCATATCTACCATACCACCCGACATAGAAGGAGCTGAAGATGATATTGTTTGAGATTGCATTATATATATTAAATAAGAATAAATTACAATATCTTTTAAACGAATATAAATATAGATTTACATTGTAATATAATACAAATTATGTTAGTTAGAGATATTAGCGGAAGACTGCATATTATTAATAGAAAAGATTGCAAAAATGATGTGGATTATTATCAGAAACTCTTAAAGATTAAATTAGAATATGTACAATATTATAAATCTATTATAAAGATCCAACAGATCAACATTAAAGATCAATCGTGTTAAACTGTAAATAGTTGTTGCAGTACAGTAAAAAAAAGAACTAATAAAAATCCAGTAAATATATAACTACACACTATGTTCGTTTTAATTGGATCCCATTCTCCACCAAGCATATTAATATTAAATTTTTTAGCAAAAATATTTGTTTTCATGACATTATAAAAAATTGTATATCCTAAAAGTAATAAAATAATGACTTTTCCAAAAATGGATGATAAAACAAATGAATTAAGTGGCGTCATTATAAATAAAATGATTAGAAGTGCAGCTACGCTAATACATAAACACACATTTTGAGTAGATTTTGCATATGCAATAATTATGGACGACGACTGTGTAGACATTTATAAATTATATTAATATAATAATATAATAATATAATATACTATGACTTACACGCGTAAGAATCGCAAAAAAACAGGTTATATCCAATATTAATATTTTAATTAAATAATATAAAAAAATGTTGATACTTAATATAATGAATTTTGAAGAAGAAAATAAATTATTAAAAATAGAAATTGAAAAATTACAAAAAGAATTAAATGATACAAAAGAAAAATTAAAAAAATATACTGCACCAGAAAGAAATAAAAAATATTATAATTTACATAAAGAAGAAATAATTGCAAAACAAAAGCCTGTATCAAGTGAAAAAAGAAAAGAATATAATAGAAATTCTTATTTAAAGAGAATAATACTTAATGCGAATTAATACTTAAATATGTAATAGCAAGTAATATATAATGGAAACTGAGATCTGGAAAACTATAACAAATTTTTCAAATTATGAAATAAGTAATTTAGGTAATATTAGAAATTCAAATAAATATATTTTTAGATTTGGTTAATTTTATTTTTTATATACTTTTTAAAAGTATATATATAATGACACAAACGCGTAAAAATAGAAGTGCACATAAAAAAACAAAAAAGAGAGTATTTATAAAAAAAGATTTTATTAGTGGTGACGGCATGATGGTAAGTTTGTGGGGTCCTCCCATGTGGCACTTCCTACATACAATGAGCTTCAATTATCCTGTTGAACCTACCCAGGAAGACAAAGAACATTACCGTGATTTTGTCTTGTCTCTACAACACGTACTACCTTGCAAATATTGTCGACAAAATTTGAAAACTAATTTTAAGTCATTGCCTTTAACTATGGCTGAAATGAAGAACCGTGAGACCTTTTCTAGATACATGTATGAACTACATGAGCTTGTTAATCGGATGCTTAAAAAGAAGTCAAATTTGACTTATTGTGATGTTAGAGAACGTTACGAACATTTTAGGGCTAGATGTACTGAAGAGAAACCCGTTATTTTCAAATATACTAAAACAAAGAAGAATAAAAAGGAGAAGGGTTGCACGGAACCACTTTATGGAAAAAAATCTAAATGCATTATCAAGATCGTACCACAGGATACCAAGGAGCAAACAATGCAGATTGATAAGAAATGTATTAAAAGCAGAGGTGAGGATAAATAGTAAAATTAAAATTAAAATGATGCCTTTTTAAAATAATTTGTTATTCTAACACATTTACATTTTCGTTTATTACAACTAACACATTTAATTATATTATATTCGTCTTTTATAAAATTAGTTGTTAAACATTTACAATAATTTATATTACAAATAGAGCATACTTTATTAAGTTCTATTATTTTTTTATTATATTCATCCATTTTTTTTTGTTTTTCTTCTTCTAGTTTCTTTTTTTCTCTTTCCCTATATTTGTATTCTCTGTTAATTCTTTCTATTTCCCTATATTCGTATTCTCTTTTAATTTTTTCTTTTTCTTTTTCAACTTCTAATTTAATTTGTAATTCTATTGTTCTATAATCTTCTTTACTCATTAATAAGATCTCAACTTTTTCTAATTTTTGTTCCTTTTCTTTTATTTGTAATTTTTCTATATATTCAATATGTTTTTTTCTTTCATATTCCTTATTGTCCTTACAGCAATCACACATATAATCTCGAATACATTCTATTTCAATTTCTCCTTTATTATTAATATTTTCACCTGAATTAGTTTCATTTATAAGAGTTTCAGCATTAATCTCAAACCAAGGTTCAGGTCTATTTTCTTCTTTTGTTTTATTTTTATAACAAATTTCAAAAATATACTTTAATTCTTTATTTTTTAATAATGCCACATCTGCACTTTTTTTAGAGTTATTATAATTAAACTTATATTCAATAACAGTATCAGCATCATCACTATATTCTTTGTGTCTAATATTTAAAAATTCTTTTGGTTCTTCATAACCATGACAATAATAACAGTTTCTATAAATATTTATTGAGCATTTATTGTCTAATAAAGTTTTCATTAACAACTTAGCATCTTTATGTATTTGTGTTTCATTAGGTTTTTCATAATAACTGCAAGGGTTATCTGATTTATAATGAGCAAAATGGGGTTGTTTAATTTTTCCATTTCTGAAAATTACATTTTTTTCACAAAAAGGGCATTTATATTTATTTGTTTTATTTGCTATTTTAGGATATTCATATTTATTAGTTGATTTATTTATTGCTCCCATAGAAAAATGATGAGACATAATTATTTTATAATCAGATTTAATATTTAAGCATTTTATATTTATCTTCTACATAACGGGCATAATTTACTGCAATTTTGTTCACGCTCTTCTTCTTCCTTAGATCTATATTCTTCCATTTCTTCCCAAAATATATCTAATTTACTTTGATACTCTTTGCAAGCTAATTTATATTTATTTTTATCTTCTTCGTATATTTTTAATTCATTGTTAGTTTGAAACCAATTTATAATATTGCTGTCCATCTTGCATTTATAATCATTAAATGTAATATGATCATATAATTCTTCATTTGAAAGTATAAACCATGATTTATATTTGTCATTATTTGTTAGTTCATTATAGATTACCTCTAATTTTTCTGGGACAAATGGATATATTGGTTCTTTAGGTCTTTCTGGACTGATTGGTTTACTATTTTCATTAATAAATTCATTACTTAAACAACCACGATGGTAAATTTTATAATAGCATTTGGGACAAATAAAATGGTCACAATTTGGCAATTTAACACCCCAGTGATTTTCATAACAAACACAACATTCTATATCATCTTCTTTAACCATGTCATCAGTTCTATTCAAACACCATATTTCTAGTTCCATATCTTCAATTGACTTACTCATTTTGTTAAATATTATTATTATTGTTTAATAATATTTAAATCAATTTTATATCTCATATTAAATAAGTATTTAAAGATATATTACAAAGTTATATTTACATCCCGAATGAACTAAAATCATTTAATACAGGAACGGGCATGTAATTTTGATTGAATGCGTTATAATTTGGCACCTTTTTGCAGTCAAATGCAGGCTCCGGACAACGTCCACACGGCTCACAGGGCGGGCATTTACTAACATCACCGTCTTGATTGTCGCATTTTAATATAGGATCAGGGCATTTTGGGCAGACAGGTGGTACAACCTCAGACTTCAAAATATACAAGTCTTCTTGTCCATCAGGGATTTGATCTCTAGAGATACCAGGAGGGAGTGAATTATAATAAGCTTTAGGATCCACATTAACTGCAGTATTGCCACTTGGTCCCGTAACCGTTGTGGCTGATCCGCCAGATGGACCATAATAAGTATTTGCATCGACATTACTGTAATTATATCTATTGTAGTGGGAATACCTGTCAACATCTCCTGTATTGTTATTGTAAGTATAAGTATTGTCCTCAGTATAAACAATCTTGGAACCATTGGGACCTGTAATTTCAACAGCAGATTTGCCTCTATAATCTGTTACGATCTTTGCAGTGCCGCCATTAGGACCAATGTAAGTAGTGCTACCAGAATTAGTTGATTTGTCATCAATGTAATAGATTTCAGTAGTACCATTTTTATGAGTAATTACTAGAGTACCGCCATTACCAGTATCAATTAATCTTACAGTGCCGCCATCAGGACCATAATAAATAGATGAATAAGAATTACCACTATAATGATTATAATTATCATAATTATTTGATGAAGTAGAATATATGTTGCCATTTTGAGTTTTAAAAACAGTGGTGGATAGTCCATCTGAATCGGTAACAGTTAATATAGCTGCACCATTAGTGTTATATGTTAGTTTAGCATACCCGCCATTTCCATTAGAAGCATAATAAGTATTAATATCTGATCCAGCAGATGTTAAGTAACTAGATGAATTTCCATATTTATCAGTTACGGTAAGAACATTAGAACCATTTGGACCAGAAATTATTCTAGCAGTCGCACCATTATCAGCTACATATGTATTAGAATTTATACCAGTCATGCCTTCAATTCTTTTATTAACACAGTTAGCACCTCCTAAATAGGTACATAGTATTAATGCTAACAATAATATTACAAAAAGGAATAAGATTTCTCCGTTCATTATATAATTTATATAGTGAAAAAAGTTATTTGCATTTTGTTTTATGGAAATAAAATTGATTTGTTTTTTAAAGTTATGAATATTAATATAAAATAATATATAAGAATGTCTTCAAAAAATAATTATCTAGCTGATCAATATGTTGGTGTCCAAATTATCGATGATAGTGACGATGAAGTAGGTCAACCAGTAAAAAATTTGAATGAAGAAGAAGAGGAAAAAATTGTTATAGAAGTAGAAGTGACAAATAAAAAGAAAAGGATTGCAAAACCAAAAAAAGAAGCTAAGGAAGCAAAGGTAAAAGAACCCAAAGTAAAAAAGGTTAAACAAATTATAAGCGAAGCAACAATAAGTGAAGCAACAATAAGCGAAGTGCCTAATTGCCTTCTTAAAAAATATTATAGTGAGTTTGGTACATTAGAAATTGGAGCTGATGAAGTCGGACGAGGTCCCATGTTAGGAAGAGTATATAGCGCAGCTGTAATTTTACCTAAAGATGACAGTTTCGACCACTTTAAAATGAAAGATAGTAAAAAATTCGTTTCTAAAAATCCAAAAAAAATTCAGGAAGTGTCTGAATATATTAAAGAGCACGCTATTGCATGGGCTATAGAATATGAAGATGAAAAAGTAATAGATGAAATAAATATTTTACAGGCAACTCAGTCAGCAATGCACAAAGCAATCAAAAGTGTCATTAAACAACTCGATCAGCAACAACAAGTTGTAGTAGATCCAAACTACGATAACATGTTATTGTTAATTGATGGCAATTATTTCAAGCAACTAACAATATTGAACAAAACAAAAACCAAATTGGTTACCGTAAACTATGAAACAATTGAAGGCGGAGATAATAAATATACTGCAATTGCCGCTGCATCCATTCTAGCCAAAGTAGAGCGAGACAAATATATTCATGAATTGTGTCAAGAAAACCCTGAGCTAATCGAACATTATGGGATCGACTCCAACAAAGGATATGGATCAAAGGTACACATGGATGGAATAAAAAAATATGGAATTACAAAATGGCATCGTAGAACATTTGGACTATGCAAAAATTATGTGTAAATGTTTAAATGTGTAAATGTTAAAAAAAAATCTATAAAAGTAAACAAATAAATTACTTGCTTTTTTTTACATTTTAATAATTTAATAATTTCCAGAAAGTATTATATAACTCAAAAATAAACCAAAAAAATTCTTTGCAAATAAATCTAATATATTGTAAAATGAATTTTTAACATAATAAGGCAAAACTGCTACAATTCCGTACAATGACCAAAAAATGAAAAAATACCAAAATAATAAATATCCATTCGTATTTTGTGTTACATAATTTATATAAATCATATAATAATAAATTAAAAATGGTATAAAACCTAGAAATATACCAAGTAAAACAGGAATAATTTTCATTTCACCCAAATAACCAAAAAGCAACATTAACCAATTCAATATTACAACAGATATAATAATAATTAAATTATCTTTAAAAAGTGTTAAAAAATCTAATTCACCAGTTTTATTTTCCAGTTTTTTATTCAAATAGATTAAATACATAATTAAGGTTATTAGCATTGTTGGTGTTGTAATCACCCAATCTATATATCTTTTTGGAGTAACATTTAATACTTTTGTGAAATTATAAGCTAACCAAACATAAAACATTCCTTCAAAAAACTGAACTATTAATTCTAAAAGTAGTAATTGTTTTATTATCCTATAATTACTTGGAACATTTACAAAAAAAGCTCCAATGTCTATTGTTCCTGTTATTATTTGAACAATAATTGAAATTACTAATGTATTATAAAATATTTTTTTTGCGTCCATATATTTATATTCATATATATATTTTACATTAGTTATTTAGATTTATACAAATATTTCTTCTGCACTTCTTGTTTCATAATTTATTTCAATAATATCTTTTACTTTATTATTCAAAAAAGGCATTAGCATTTTATGTGTTATTTTAATATAAAGCGTTGGATTTATTATTATTATTTTTTTGAGATTTTTACTAAATTTATTTGAAATTAATTTTGCTAATTCGATAGCAACATTTGTCTGGATTGCATGGATAAGAGTAAATCCAAAACTATCAAATATCCAAACCCACTCTGTTTTTTCTGACATTTCACTTAAAACCCCATCATAGTGATCTATAATACCTTTTACATCATAATACAATAAGGCTTGTGATGGACATGTATAATAATATATTATACCTTTTTTTTCTAGAACTTTTGTTAATGAATGACTAGAAGGTTGTATTTTACATAAAGGACATATGTATTTCATTATTAGATAATAATAATAATATAATATTATTATTATATTATTATATCATGAAAACAAAAAAAATAAAAAATCGACAAAATCATAATTCAAAAACAAAAAAAAGATTTTTATACAATCCTAAAAACCCGAAAAAATCATTTGATGTTTATATAGATAAAAATCCCAAAGACACAATTCATATTAAATATACAACGGTTCAAGATGTTAAGAATACAATTGATAAGCTTGAAAAATTATATAAACATAAAAAATATTCACATAAACGAATATGGCAAGTAGGTATGATAATGAAAGTTCGACTAGAAGTATTGAAAAATAAAAAACCAGAACAATATAGCATATCAAAAAAGTATTTTGAATTTTTAGGACGGAGAACAAAATTAAATAACAAGGAACGTTATAATATTACATTCAAATATTAGTTTAGAGTTCGCTTTTTTGGTGAAACCTTATGCAGAACACATAGTACATATTTCTTCTTGATCTTCATTTTGATTATTTATATTTTTTTCAGGTTCAATAGTAAATTGTTGAGCTTGATGTTTAGCCTTTCTACGCAAATAATAAATACCTGTTTTAAGCCCTTTTGACCATGCGTAAAAATGCATTGATGTCAATTTATTATAAACTGGATCTTCCATCCATAAATTTAAGCTCTGGCTCTGACAAATAAACGCACCTCTATCAGAAGACATGTCTATCAAGTGTTTCATTGGTATCTCCCAAACAATCTTATATTTATTTCTAATATGTTCAGATAAATTTGTTAGTTGTTGAATAGATCCTTTGTTTGCAACAATATTGTTTTTTATTTGTTCATTCCATTGTCCAAGTGCAATTAATTCATTCATCAGATATTTATTTACTACTACAAATTCGCCAGCCAGAGTACGCCTAGAATATAGATTACTCGTTAACGGTTCAAAACATTCATTATATCCTAAAATTTGTGATGTAGATGCGGTTGGCATTGGAGCGATTAACAATGAATTTCTTAATCCATGTTTAACAATAGATTGCTTTAACTTGGACCAATCATATCTTTCCGATAATCCATCAAAATTTGACCACATATCGTACTGCAGAATTCCTTGAGATGCAGGGCTTCCAATAAATGAACTATATGAACCGCATCTATCTTCATCTAATTTTTCAAGCTCTTCTTTCATGAAAATAAAATCAGTTAAATCACAAAATTTTAAAGCGTCTTTTTCTAACTGCGATTTCAAAAAACCAAGATCTCTTTTTCCTTTGCACATTCGTTCATAAGCTAGCTCATTGCTTTTTTCTAAAGCCGCATGATACATAGTTTCAAATATCAACTTATTCACTTTTTTGGCCTCATCTGAATGAAATGCAATATCCAATAATATGAAAGTATCGGCTAAACCTTGAACTCCAATGCCTATTGGCCGGTGTCTTAAATTACTGGTTTTGGTTTTTTCAGTAGGATAAAAATTTACATCTATTACTTTATTTAAATTGTTAGTTATAACCTTGGTTACCTCGTGTAGTTTATCATAATCAAATGTTTTTGTTACAGGATCTACAAAAGTAGGTAGTCCAATAGAAGCCAAATTACAAACAGCAGTTTCTTTATCATCTGAGTATTCTGTTATTTCGGTGCATAAATTTGAACTCTTAATGGTGCCTAGATTTTTTTGATTTGATTTCGCATTAACCGCATCTTTATATAAAATATATGGTGTACCTGTTTCCATTTGTGCATCTAAAATCTTAAACCATAAATCACGAGCTTCTACCACTTTTCTAGCCTTTCCTTCGGCTTCATATTTGGTATAAAGAGCAACGAATTCTGAACCGTAAACGTCAGATAAACCTGGGCATTCATGTGGGCAAAAAAGAGACCATTTACCATTTGGTTCTTTGACCCTTTCCATGAATAGATCACTAATCCAAAGTGCATAAAATAGATCGCGAGCTTTTTGTTCTTCGTCGCCGTGGTTCTTTTTCATTTCTAGGAAATCATAAATATCGGCATGCCACGGTTCCAAATAGATGGCAAATGATCCGTTACGTTTATTTCCTCCCTGATCAACATATCGAGCGGTATTGTTAAATACTCGTAACATTGGAACTAGACCATTAGAAGTTCCGTTTGTTCCTTGAATATGAGCACCTTTAGCTCTAATATTATGAACATGTAGACCAATTCCACCGGCCCATTTAGAAATATGAGCACAATCTTTGAGAGTACTATAAATGCCTTCAATACTATCATTTTCCATTGCAATTAAATAACATGAGCTCATTTGAGGTCGTGGTGTTCCTGCATTAAAAAGTGTAGGAGTTGCATGCGTGAAATACTTTTGTGACATTAGGTCATATGTTTCTTTTACTAAACGAAGTGTCTCTTCTTGGTTATTATTTAAATCTCCATGAATTCCTATAGCAACACGCATCCACATATGTTGGGGTCTTTCTACAATAATATTATTAACCCTAAAAAGATATGCTCTTTCTAATGTTTTAAACCCGAAATAGTCGATTAAATAATCTCGATCATGTACAATCATTTCATTAATTTCTTTTGAAAAATGCTGTGTAAAATCCCAAAATTTTTGAGAAATAAGAGGTTTATTTTTTCCACTTAAATCATTGAATTCGTACAAAGTCATCATCACATTTGAAAAAATAGGATTGGTATTTTTCTGATGATTTGATACAACAATTCTGGATGCTAAGGTGCCGTAATCAGGATGTAATGTAGAAAGTGATGCACACTGTTCGGCTGCTAATTCATCAATTTTAGTAGTAGGTATTTTATCATATAATTGATCAATAACTTTCATAACAAGAGAAGAATAATTAATATGAATGTTAGCTTCTGAACCTAGTTTTTTAATACGTAAAAGAATTTTATCAAATGATATTTCTTCTAATAAACCATTTCTTTTTTGAACACGCATTTCATTATTGTTATTACTATTATCCATTATTTATATATATAAATTTATATTTCTAAGTTATTTTTAAAAATTTAAACAAATAATTAAATTTTTAAAATTTATATATAATATAATGAAAGACACATTTATTAAAAGTATTTTATTTTTATTATTTATAATTATAGCTGGATTATATTTAGCTCCAATGCGGGAAATGTTAGAAGGATTTAAAGGGTATAAAAGATATAAAAGTGATGTTTTAACAGTTCCTGGTGATTATCCTAGATCTGTTGATAAACCTATATTAGATGATTATCCTTTAATCGGAGGTAATCAAGTATCTACTAACAGTGCTAGTACTATATGGAAATACTATCCTGTATTTGAAGTAGGATCTTTTGAACAAATAACCAATAATATTCGTTATAATCGAAATCCAGATGATGGTACATGTTCTAGAGCTGAAGTTTGTGGAGCATTATATCATGATGCAAAACATAAAACAAATATAATAACACCACTTCCTCCAGCAGAAGAAGGACAAGGTGCACGTGTAGGATATTACAGAAGTGAACCAAATACATTATTTTTTTCTATTCCTACTAATGAAAATATATTATACTAATTCCAGGACATTAATTAAATATTAAATATTAAATATTGAAAAATGGATGGATGTTAAGATTAGAAATAGGACTAACTTTTGCCAAAGTAGTTGATGTTTCTGATTTAATAACCGTTATTTTACCACTTTCTTTATTGAAATTCAATAAACAACCATTACTTGTAATATTATTACTGCTATTAATACTATTACTAATATTATCTATTGTTTTAGTTTTACGATTAGGTGCTCTATGTTCAAATCCTGAAACCCGTTCTGAAAGAATAATAGACCAAATTTCAGCTAATTCATTTACATTATCCTTAAACCATTGTTTATTTCTGCAAACTAATACACAACTAACAATATCAAGTTTCCAATAACAATCTTTCATCCAAACATAATTATATTGAGGTGATTGATATAAATCAATCATTTGTTCCTGCCATGCATTTATATCTTCAGAACTAACAAGTTCAAATGGCATATATTTATAAAAAGGAGATCCATTTTTAGTGTGAAAATACATAATAACACCCTTTCTTTTATCACTTTCATCATTATAAAATGCTTCTGCATTATCATATTCAGTAAATTTAGTTTCTAAAAAGTCACATTCATTAAGATCGCAAACTTCCATTTGTAACTGCATTTGTATCCAATATTCTTTTTTAGGAATGCCATCAATTTCGCGATTAACAATATTTTTGATTTCCAACATACGACCATATCTTAAAGAGGTTTTATCAACATTAATTCCATCAGGAGATGCTCCTAAAAAAGAATATGTTTCATGTTGAATACAACCAAAATCATCTACTTTTGTTTTATACATATCTTCATAAATCATTACAGACAATGGTTCATATTTTTGTCCATGATGTAATGTAGTATTTACATTAACCATTTGTACTGAAAAACTGCTTTGCATTTGTATAACTTTAGTATCACTGTTACAATCAATTGTATCAGGTTCAAGTGAAGTAATATTAGATTGACATTTTTCATATATTAATTGATTTTTTGTACTTTGACTGTCGAATGCTTTATGTGCACTACTTGCAGTAATAAGATTATGTCTGAATTCGTACCATTCTTTAGTACGTTGAACAGGCTGAGGTTTAGCTTTTAGAATATTGATTTGTTTTTCTAAAAAACTATAATTAGGTTCTTCTAGAATAATAGAAGAAGGATATGAACGTATAGGCATAAAATCTTTAAAAAAGTCGGTTTTAACTTGATCAATAATGTTTGCGATTTCGTCTTCGGCCTCTTCAGTATAAAAAATATCGGAGTCGAAATGAGCTTCTATTAAATCATTAATATTTTCTTCAAAAATTTCATCGAAATCAGGTTCAGTAATAATAGTAGGATTATTTTTAATAAATTCTTCCATTATATGCGTAAATGTATCATATAATTCCATTGTTTCTTCTTCATTAAATATGATGGTTTCATCTGGAACAATAAGATCAAAAATATCAATAAGCTCTGTATTAATCATAGATGTATATATTAATATATAACATAATGTTTTTAAATATTAATATAAAGTATTACATACGTTATAAAATATATTATAATTTGTTATATATTTATAATATATTTATATGCAATCATTACAACAACAACAACAACAAATAATAATAAATAAAAATGGATTAAAAATTATTAAATTAGATACAAATAAATTTAATTTATCATTTGATATAATTAATAATAATATATTGTTACCAGCAATAGTTAATTTAGATTTAATTAAATTACTTAATAAACTTAACGCAAATTTATTTGAAAGTACAAAACTAGATCAAAAATCTGATACAAATGTAATGATGAATATATTATTAAAAGATATATTTTCAGATTTAGGGTTACCTCATTATTATTTAGCATTAAATATTAATAATGAAGGTCTAGGTAGTGATACAATTATATTTAATTGTTTATCATTTAATAATAAATTGGATGAGTATACAGATAACATTGAATTAATACCAATATATAATATTATTATGTATTTTAATATAAAAAATAATCATAATATTAATGTTAGTTGTGATATTAATTTAAATGAAGATCATAATATACCACCATTTTTTGAAAAAATAGTTGGAAACCTATTTTATAATATATTTTATAAGTTAAAACAATTTATAGAGAATGTGTCCTTTTAATATAATGAAAGACTTGATTGTAAATAAACTAACAAATATGTATTTTTCTTTAAATTGTTTTTTAAATAATATATGGTTTTTACTATGTATAAGTTGGATTATACTTGATGAATTAACTCTATATTACATCTTCAAAAATTATAACAAATTCATTAATAATTTAACAAGGCGTCTTTCAAAACAAAATATATTGTATGTTAAAATATTTCAAGCTTTTGCATTAAATAATAACTTGATTGATGATGAAATAAATAATAGTTTGTTAAAATTTACAGATAATGTACCATGGACTAATAAAGATATAGATTTAAAAACTCTTATTAGCTTAGAAAAAGAATATAATATTACAATTTTGAATGATTATAAACCAACCAATTCAGGAATGATCTCATTAGTATTTAAAGGAATTAAAAAAGCAAGTAACGGTTTAAATGAAGAAACCATTATTATAAAAATGAAAAGAAATAATATTGAAAATAATTTAAATGATGGAATACAAAAATTATTATTTTGTACAAAATTATTATCATTTATCCCTATTGTAAATAATTATAAACTATCAGATGTTATACATAATAATATAGATTTAATTAAACATCAAACCAATTTTTATAAAGAAGTTGAAAATATTAAAATAATGAAAACTATCTGTAAAAATCTTAGGTATGTAAAAATACCCAACGTGTATGATGAAATTACTGATAAGTTTTCTAATATTATCATGATGGAATATATTAAAGGCGAAACATTGCAAACTGTTGATCCTAATGACTATGATGAATACTCTAAACAAGTTATTAAATTTGTTTTAGTAACAATGTTAATGAATGGAATATGTCACGGAGATTTACATGTAGGAAACATATTATTTATTAAAGATGAGAATGATCCAAAATATAAAAATAAAATCGGTATTTTAGATTTTGGAATAATTTATGATATCAATAAAATGAAACATACTTTTTATTATATTTTTGCAAATATGGGTATTATACCATCACGAGATATTGCAAATAATATAATTATATCAGGCTTATTTGAGCCAGTCGAATACATAAAAAATTTACAACAAATTCATTATGATCATATTTTAGAAATACTAACAAATTTTGTAGAGGATACTATTAATGTTTCAAAACATTTCAGTCAAATAAATACATTTAAATCACTATCTGACTTAAATAATTATATTATTGATAATAATTTAATGGTAAATGGTCAAAACATTAAACCTAGTAATGATATGATTAAAGCTCAAATGATTTTTGCTATGTTATATGGTGTTATTTATAAACTATGTGGAAGCCGATATATAGAAATAACAAATAAAACAATGCGTAATCTATTTTATATAGATGTATCTGAGTCATAATTAACAACATTTTTTGCAGTACCTCTTGCCTTTTTGGGTGCCAAACTTCTGGTCGTGGAAATGTGTTTATCTGTGTTTTTAAGTGTAAAGTGATTTGATTGTTTGTTATGATGTAGTGCAGGAATATCCTTTACTTCACCATTAGTTTTATCATATGTAACATCTTTAACCCGTTGCAATTTTTTTCGATCGAGACAGTCTTTTAAAAATGATGTTAGTTTGATATATTCTTCATCGGATAAATTATGCTCAGATTTATAATTTTCGGCAAAAAATGTTAACTTTTTGATTTTAGCTGTTTTGTCTAGTTTGCTCCAAGGTTCATTTGCATTACTATTTTTTTCGTTTTCTAGAAATTTATCTAAATTTACAAGATCACTAGAAGATTTTGTTTCCGGCCATGTAATTCCGGTCATTAACAGGGTTTTATATTTTATTGTTTTAAGTTCATTACATTCTGTAGTGGTCGCTTCTTTAGTTGTAAGTTCTTTAGTCACAGGTTCTTTAGTTTCTTTTTGCATTATATAATATATATATTAATATATCAAGTTGAGTTTAACTCAGTTTTTTAAATATTATATAAACAATGAATATTTATATCGATTTTATAATATTATATAAAATATATAAATTATTATGGACCTTATAAAAAGAATTTATGTTCCTGATCTAAATGCAATTGAAAATGATATAATTAATACTGATCAAACGAATGATCAAACGAATGATACGAAAAAAATCATATTTACAGGTACTACCACAAAATATCAAATGAAAAAAGTTGATCCAAATAAGGAAAAAAAAGAAAAGAAAAAGAAGGTTGAAACTAATACATGGGATCTAAATAAAGAAGAATTATCATTTAATACACAATTAGAAATATTAAAAAATATGTCCCATGGCACAAATGATAAATTAAATGCATTAAATACAAATAAAAAACTAACAAATTTTATTATTAACCATATTAAAACAAAAATGTCCAGCTACAAACATCAAGATATTTTAAAAAACATATTTTTAGAACCAGATTTTGTTACATTTGACTATATTATCGATTTATTAAATACATGCAATATGAAATGTCATTATTGTTCATGTGAAATCTATTTGTTATATGAATTTGTTAGAGAAATGAAACAATGGTCTTTAGATAGGATCAATAATGATATCGGGCATAATAAAGGTAATTTAGTTATAGCCTGTTTAGAATGTAATTTAAAACGAAGACGAACTAACAAAGATGCTTTCTTTATGACCAAAAATTTGACTATTTCTAGAGAAGGTATTTAATTATATTTTTCTTCTTTTAGTTTTCCTTCTTTTAGATTTTCTTCTTTTAGTTTTCCTTCTTTTAGATTTAGATTTTCGTCTTCCACCTATTGGACTCTCACGGGGAATGAGAACAGGATGGAAGTAATGGCTTCTTAAAACAAACCTTTCTGGATCACTATCTACAATTTTAAATCGTAAATTCTGATCAAATAGTCCTACATATTGAGTACGTGGACTAACTTGGTCAAGATAATAACGCGCGTCTTCTACTAATGGTCTATTATTTGTATCTGTAGGATTCATATATATAAACTTTTATTTTTGGTTTAAATATTCATTATTTAAAATAATATTAATAATAATGAATAAAAGTTTATATTTTTGGAAATGGACTCTAGGCATCCCTTATTATCAGAGTGCTAGACCAGAAAAACAAGTAGAAACTGAAAATCGTGTGCAAGAGTTAGATACACAGCAAAGTGCAATCAATCAATCTTTTGTAGAAGGATTTGATGAACCTACTAACAAAAGAGAAGAATTAGACAATCGAGCAGCAGATCGAGAACTTGTACAACAACGAGGTGCAAATCCTTTTTTAACTGCCCAATCCAGTTATGTGAATGATATAGTTGTAAGAGATATGTTCCTAAAACCTATAAATACAAGTCAAGATAAAATTATAAATGATGATAAAAATACTGATAAAAATAATGCTTATTAATTAATTACAAAGTTTTTACACACATGGTATTCAATAACCTGTTGGACAAATAAGCCAAGAATGAATTAAATAATAGAAAGAATGCATTAGCTATAAACATAGCATCCACTTTTTTGTGATGCATCACCATAAAAGAACCAATAGATATCAAGCTAAGGAAAAATGTGATACCAAAAATGATTGACAAAACATAAAAATATACGCAATACTCTTTACCTAAAGGGCCAAAATAATCATCCATAAAGTTGTCCATAATAGTATATTTTGATATTTTAATATTTTTATTAAATAAAATTAAATAAAATTAATTAATTAATTATCACTAAATATATATTATTAATAACTACTTAAATAAAAATTTAAAAACTTAAATAATGAATACATCTAATTCTACTTATACAACTCAAAATGATCTTCTATTAAAAAATCTAATGGTCTTCTATAAGACCGAAAATAATGGCGACAATAATGATAATTTAGATAAAATGCTGAGGATCATTACAGGTGAATCTAAAATCTCGTTACGAATTGTTGACTGGTTTGCAACCAACTATGCCAAAAAATATTACACTTTGTACGTAATCGATCAAACTACAGAAAATGTGGCCAGACGGTTTAAGGTCTATGATGACTACAAGTTGAAACTTAAGGCTTACAGCAAAAAAAGATTTGATCCTTTCTGCAGGTGGGATAGAATAAGTATCCCATATAAAGATGGTAAATGCATTGAGACCACGATCGGTCAACTTAATTTCTTTAAATGGGCGTTAGAAAATAAAGTCGTCGATTATATCGAACAAAATTATGAGACGATCGAAAAGGACATGAATAACCGTAACAGCACTTCGAAGCGCAAGGAACTTTTGTTAGTAGGCGACAACTCGAAGACGCGAAAAAAAAGAGAAGAACTATCCGTTTCCGCTACAAAGAGCATCAAGAAAGAGAAGGTTGAAATTGTAGTTCAGTTTAATTAGATCATAATATTATTTTGTGTTAACTATAAATAGCAAACAATTTTTCCCAATCCATGCAATTTATTGTATTATATACTGTTTTTGTCATTATTTGTATTAATTTTATTGGATTATATCCATTTAATGTTATTATATTTATTAAACCTTGTAATTGTCTATATAGAAACCATCTTTCAATATAATATATAGATAGAATACCAAAATATTGTAAATTACTTTTTCTTAAATCAAATCCCATAGTTCCATTTACTTCTACAATATAAAAATCTTTTCCTTCTAATAATGTTTTTAAATCTTTATATTTAATATCATATCTACCAACATTAAAATTCGGTATTTTATTACTAATTTCTTTAATTTTATTATTTAATTCAGGTGTTAACAAGCGAGTTAAATCTTCACATGTAACGTTACCATAACATGATTTCATAATATCACTATCTTTAGATTTTTTACTAACTATAGATATAATATTTTTTTCATATAAAATACCAATTTCATTTTTATAAGGAATAAAAGTTTGTACCATAATTTCATTAGTATTTTTATTTTCTAGATATTTAGCTGCTTCATTTATATTATTAATTATTTCAACATCTTTTCCTGTTTTACTACATCTAATAGGTTTAAAAATAACAGGATATTGTAAATTATTTATATTAGTATTATTTAACATACTCATTTCTAGAAAATGTTCAGAAGGCATGTAAGACAATATTGAATATTTATTTGATCCATATTTATATGGATTTACATTTAAAAAAAGTATCCATATAATCATAAATGATATAAAAATAGATAAATAAATGTTTAATCTAAAAATTTTTTTTATTATATATCCAAAAATATAAATATTTAATAATGTAATTAAAAATTCATGCATATTATATATATAGAATTAAATATTAAATCTTTAATAATAAAATATTTATTTATTTTTCCTGTCATATTTTTCAATTGCTAATAACAAGCTGTACATTTCCATGTTTGACCGCCTACCTTTTTCTTCAATTAATTTTTCTATCAGTGATCGAAATATTAATGCATAACTTTTTTTGTAATCTTGGGTCCCTTGCAAGCAGCAGTTGTAATAAGGATTGTTTGGTGACTGAATATTATTTAGCACAAATCCCAATTTGGCTTTAGACCAGTTTTTTAGTAATTTGACAATACGAGCCTTATTCGCTTTAAACCAATTGTTGTAGAATTCAATGCGAACCAAGCTTTTTTGATTTCTAACATGAGGCGAATATGACCCGATCAGCTTTACAAGGTCTTCGGGCAGCTGTCCAATTAAACCTAATAATAAACAATCTGTATTAATAATAGTGTTTATGTCTATGACCAAATTTGTGAGTAAGTCGGGCCCTTTTTTAAGCTCCTTTATATCTTTTAAATAATAAATACGATTATAATGAGTTTGATACAAAGTGAGCAATTCTTTATCGGCATGAGCTTTTTTGGCAAGAAGCAGTTGATGCATTGCGGTTGAATGGGGTTTCTCTAATAACTCAGTAATAAACTTATTGTAGAAGATGGCAAATTCGTATTCAGCGTTCATGATTTGATATTTATAAAGATTATTTAATATAATTATCTTTATAAATAAATATTTTCAATTTTATTATTAAATATTATAAAGATTTAAATACTTATATATAACTTTAATAAATGGGAAATTCTCAATCAATGCAAAAAATTAATTACGAAGATATGCAAACAGTTATTAAAAATCCTGAAATATATTTGTTAATAAGTACGCTTCCAGTTGGTTGTCAAGACTGTCTTATATCAACTACAGTAACTATTGATAAAGAAGAAGCTCTTATTAATAAATATTTGAAAGAAAATCGATCCATCCGGATTATTATTTACGGAAAGCACTGCAATGACGAATTAGTTGACAAAAAATATCAACAATTGTTAGCACTTGGATTTAATAATGTCTACGCTTATATGGGCGGATTATTTGAATGGGTATTGCTACAAGATATTTACGATAAAGATTTATTTCCAACTAACAAAAACAAAAAAGATATTGATATTTTAAAATATAAACCACCTCCTGTACTAAACATTTCGCTAATTGAATATTAAATATTAGGCAAAATCGACTCCATTTTGAAAAATTCTGTTATTGATAATTGTTTCACCGAAGGTAATTTTACAACTTTTACCGGTGCTGGTTCCGTAGTATTTTTCTGAGTAAGTTCATTTATTTTAATTTCTTCGTCCCAGTCCTCATCTAAATGCTTTATACCTAGTTCTACATCAGGATCTGACGCTTTTTCCAAAGCCAAATTAGAAAGCTCATCTGCACGTTTATTAAATTCACGATACACATGACTAAAATCAATATAATCAAATTCAGTTTTTAAAGACTGGGCTTCTTTATACAATTCATGCAGGCATACTGATTTTACCTTGTAAATATTGTTGACCTGATTGATCACTAACAAACTATCACCTAATACAGATAAACTAGTAATACCTAAATTTAATGCACCTTTTAACCCTAAAATCAGTGCGGAGTACTCTGCTTGGTTGTTTGTTTTGTAACCAACAAATTTACAAGATGACCAAATTTCATTTCCATTTTTGTAGATCACTGCTCCTGCACCCGATAATCCTGGATTTCCTTTACTTGCACCATCAAAATTCATTATATATTCATTGTGTGGATGAATTTTAGCCTCTTTTTTACTATTTCTTCTAATTAATCGTTTCATCATATTTACTATATAATTATTGGTATTATACTATTTAATTATCTTTAAAATTTTATTTCAATTTATTATATAATTGTATAATAAAATGATATCCTCCTTTTTGTTCGCACTTGCATTTTTACCTTCATTTTTTAATGCTGACACTGAGTGTCCAGTGGTAAGCGACGCGACTATAAGCGATAGAAGAACCGATAAAAATACTTTTCGACTAGTTCAATATAATGTAGAATGGTTATTTATAGACTATTATAGCTCTGCAAATTGTCCTGGTAGTGGATGTCCATGGAAAACCGAGGCAGATGCGCAAACACATCTATCTTATGTTTCTAATGTCTTGAATGATTTAGATCCGGATCTTGTTAATTTTTGTGAGGTTGAAGGCTGCGATGAATTGAATATGGTCATTAATGGAAGCACTGCATATAAACCGTATTTGAAGAAAGGTACTGACACAAGTACAGGACAAAATGTTGGTATGATAACCAAGGTAGATCCACTTGTTAGTTTATATCGAACAGAAACAAGAGTTAGTTATCCTATTCCTGGATCTAAATGTGGATATACAGGGTCTCCTGGTACTTCCGGTGTTAGTAAACACTATATAACAGAGTACAAATTTGGGGATTTAAAAACAGCATTTATTGCAGCACATTTACTTGCATATCCGACTGATGCATCACGATGCGCTCAAAGAGAAGCTCAATCTCAAGTTCTACAATATGTTGTATATGATTATGTAATGAAAGGATATGAAATTATTTTGTTAGGTGATATGAATGATTTTGATGCTGAAGTGTTAGATATTAATTCTGATAAACCTATTTCAAAAGTGTTGGATATATTGAAAGGATTGGATGGTGAATACAAAGGTAAGTATACACTAACAAATGTAGCGTCCAGGGTCGCTCAAAATGAGCGTTTCAGTGACTGGTGGGACTCTGATAATAATTGTGAAACTAGTTCACAAAAAGATTATTCAATGATTGATCATATTTTGGTAACATCAAAAATAAGTAGTAAAATAATTAATGCATATATATATCATGAGTACAGAGAATATTGTGGTAAATGGAATTCAGATCATTATCCAGTGGTAGTTGACTTTGCATTTTAGTTATATATATTGACAAATAACTGCAACCAATTCTTTTTTGTCATTTTCTATTATTTGAAATGGTTTACCGCAACCGTATATCATATTGTTAGCTATAAAATAGTCACACACTTCTTTTGTTTCATGCGGGTTCATTTGCTGGCCATTATGTATCATTGTACCATGTCGAAAAATCTTGCAATTTAGTTTTTCTATTGAAACAGGAATTTGACAATGAGGACAAATAACAATAATGTCTTTTGTTAGTTCATTTGTTGTTGAATTCATTTATAATAATTATCCATGTTATATATTATTTAAATCTTTTAACAATATATAATGGATTTTTTAAATATTCCTAAAAGTCCAAAAACACCAGATGGTCCACCACCTAGATTAAAATCAAAATCAAGTTCCAGTCATAAACAAACATTAAAAACTTCTAAAAGCCCGCCTAAATTATTTGAACCGAAAACACCGGATGGTTCGCCTCCTAGATCAAGATCAAGATCAAAATCAAAATCAAATTCCGGTCATAAACAAACATTAAAATCTTCTAAAAGCTCACCTAAACTATTAGAACCAAAAAGTCCAGATAAATCACCTCCTAAACCTAAACCTAGGTCTAAATCCAGTACCTCTTCTCCAGGAGATTACGGGGATGTTAGGTTGAAAATGCCTGTCCCACTTTCAGATAAAATAAATTACAATGCTGCGATAGCAAAAAAAATGGACAAAATATTTCAATCACATGATAAATTACAACCTTTTATTGCTTCGTTTCATTTAGTAAATTTGTTTTATTTATACCTTTTCAAAAAGTACAAAACAGAATGCCATTTGCCAAATCAAAAAAAATATAGTGCAAAGAATAAATTAAGCATGCATTTTTTTATTGATGTTTCAGATCATAGCAAAGAAAGTTATTTTAATCTTTTAGTAGGGTATCAAACAAAAGCAGTAAAAGAAACTGCTAAGTATGTATCTGAATGTATTATGCGTGGTGTTAAAATATTAATAATACCATTGACATTTCAAACATCTTTTGGAGCACATGCAAATTTATTGATATATCGAGCAAATACAGGAGTAATAGAACATTTTGAACCACATGGATATGAATATGGTGGTCGAGGAAAAGAATATGTAGTTAGAACACTAAATGGATATTTAGAAGATTTTGTAAAATTAATAAATAAAGATATTAAAGCCGGAAATAAAACTTTAAAAGAAGGTGAAGAAAAAATACCAAAAATTACACTGATAAAAGCAGATGAAGTTTGTCCACGTTTACTCGGAGTTCAGGCTTTAGAAGGAGCAAGCTATATACCTAAAAATGCATTAATAGAACCCGCTGGATATTGTGAAGCATGGTCAATGTTTTTTACGGAGTTGTGTTTGAAAAATCCAGAAATGTCAAGCAGAGAAGTTTATCAAGCAGTAATGGAGAAAACAGAACTATATGAAAATGAAAATGATTATTTACGAAACGTAATACGAGGTTATACTGCTTTTATAAATAATAAGATAGAAAAACATTTTTCTCGAGTATTTGATGAACCAATTACATCAGCAAAAGCGCATAGTATATTTCAAGAAAAACAAGCTAAAATAACAACTGTGGAAAACCAAAAATACATGGACAAATTATTAGAAATAATGGAAGTAGAAAGAGGAGACAACATTTTTGGAAGAGTTCAACCACATACTGATGTAAGAGATAAATATATTGAATTTACTCAAGGAATTCGTCCAGAAACATCGTCATCGTCACTTAAAAGTGCGGATCGTATTTCGCCAATAAGAAAAACACCAAAAGTAAAAAAGTCTGCTGCTTCTGCCACTAGAAAAGTAAGTCCTACCCCTCAAAAATCAGCATATGCATTAATTGATAAAAATAAAATGTCAGAATTATTGAAATCTCATAGAGAAGCAGTTAAGCTTAAAAAACAACAAGAGAAAGAAGCAAAAGCTCTTGAGAAAGAAAGAATAAAAGCTGAAAAAGAATTGGCAAAAACTATGAAACAAAAATCAGCAATAAAGGCTAAACCAAAGACAATTATTATTGAAGAAGAACCATAAAAATTCAAATAAAAATATATTTAATTATTTATTTGAATTTAATACTTAAAGACAATTTGCAAAACTAATATTTAAACTTTGCCGCCAAATATGAACACATCGATCTGCTGCATCCAATCGCTAGCCAAAGTCGGATTTTGATAAATATCTTGGTTTCCATTTAGTACTAATTGCTCCTTGAATAATCCACGATCTTGGTCTAAAAATGCTTCGTGATATCGATGACATTCCTCTAAATACGCTAACGGTATCAGCTCTTCACCCTCTCTTGCCCTAATATGTATGCGTTCATGACATTTTGCAGGATCTGTTCTTATGTAAACAACCTTGTTTACTTCAAATTCAGATGCGAACTCGTCAAACAATGTCAAGTATATTTGATGCTCAACATCCGACATTTTACCTTGATCGTACAACATTTTTGCAAATATTTCTTTATCTGTATATAAGCTTCGCTCCGTAATAATGACAATATTTTTTTCTTGATTTGCATTGACAATTTCCCTTAATCCTGCGAGCCTAGAAACAAATGCCATAATCTGAAACTTGAACGCATGCTTCTCCTGATCCTGGTAAAATAATTTCAGCATTTCAGTCCCATTTTTATCTTTGATTAGTTTCCATTTTTCAGTAGGTTCATCGGCAAATATTACATTTGCATTATCTTTATAATATTCCTGTGCTTTTTTCATCATAGTACTTTTTCCCGAACCGATATCACCGTCGAATGAAATAAGAGTTACGGTATTTTGTTTAGATTGGGACATTCTTATTATTAATAGTTATATTATCATATATTTATACCTTTAATTATAATTATTTTTTATTTTTCAATTTTTTTAAAATCTTTTACAAAAAAAATTGAAATATAAAATTCACTTAAAGATAATAGTATTAATAACTAAACAACCCTTTAAAAGCAAAATGAACCTTAATCAACTAAAATTAACTAAATCTGAATGGGACTCGGTTGAAATCCCTGTATCAGAAGAAGAATTATCTATATTAAAATTAATAACATCCGGGTTTGCAGATGTTAATATAAAAACGAATAAGACAAACTCGCTGTTTACATTTTTAAAGATTGAATATAGTCAACAAATGGAGGACTTCCTTTACAACAGACACTTTTCAGATCGCATCACTGGTTTGTTAAAAGACAGCAAAATTACTTATGTGAAATTCAGCAATGATAACAACAAATTTCGCGCAAAAAAAGAAGACACTAGCTCTGATGAAGAAAGAGAAAGAGAAAAAGAAAGAGATGAAAAAGGCAATACTATTTGGAAAATTAAAATTTGCACACTTGTTAAACTCAAAAGCAGCGACCAGATACGCATTGGACGTTTGGATACAATTGATGAAACCAAAACTGAAATTTACGAATTTATCTTGCTCAAACACTTAGAGATTATGCTCTCTTATAAAAATACCAATAATAAATTATGGATGTATCATTATTACACGCTTGTCAATCTCATGCAGAACAATATCGATAAAGTCAACTGCCATGTCAAGCTTGTTTTAAGAGCTATCCTAGAAAATATCGAGAAAGACGTTGTTTTAAATGAAATTGTCAAAAATGCATACGAGTACATTGAGTGCAACTCCAGTTTGTTAAAGTATCGCGACATGCAACTATATGATCACCAAAAAGAGTTGTTTACTGTTTGCAAAATTCAAGGCCCTAAATTAGTCCTCTATATTGCTCCTACAGGAACCGGTAAAACACTATCTCCGCTTGGTCTCTCTGAAAGCTTTAGGGTTATATTCGTTTGCGCTGCCAGACACGTTGGTATTGCATTAGCTAGATCGGCTATTTCAGCAGGGAAAAAAATAGCCTTTGCATTTGGATGTTCTTCAGCGGATGATATTCGTCTACATTTCTTTGCAGCAAAAGAATACACTAGAGACAAACGTACTGGTGGAATTAAAAAAGTAGATAACTCTGTTGGCGATAAAGTAGAAATTATTATTTGCGACATACGATCTTATTTGTGCGCTATGTACTATATGTTGTCATTTAACAGAGCTCAAAACATTATTACTTACTGGGATGAACCAACTATCACTATGGATTATGCTGAACATGACTTGCACAAGGTAATCAAGAAAAACTGGAAAGAAAACATTATTCCTAATGTAGTATTATCATCTGCTACTCTTCCAAAACTACACGAGCTTGACGAAACCATTCGAGACTTCAATGAAAAATTCTCGGATTATATTTTTAGTATTGAATATACAGATAGTTACGAGACAGTTGTCAAACAGCCCAGAATATTTAACATCGCAAGTCATGATTGCCGCAAAACAATTCCAATTTTAGATAATAATGGGTACACTGTGATGCCTCACTACATTAGCGATAATTATGAAGAAGTGCTTGAAATTGTTCAACACTGTGAAGAAAATATGACACTGTTAAGGTACTTTGATTTGACAGAAGCATCCAAATTTATCATGTATGTTGAAGAGTTCAATTTGACCAAAGCTTCTGCAAGGTTTAATAGAAACTTTCTTAGCGCGACCGATATTACAATGCAGTCTATAAAAATGTATTATCTAAAAACACTGAAAAATATTTCGCCTGGTAAATGGGAACAAGTTCATAGATACTTCTCTGATACCAGAACTAAAAAAATTCAACCTAATAATACTATTGATCCCAAAGGCAACAAAATTACAAAGGCATCTAGTATTGGACCAGGCGTAAAGCCAGGAAATTCGCTTCAAAGAATGGATAGTGTGCAACTTCATAATGAACCTATACCAGCAGTACCAGGAAGTTGTGGTATATATGTGACTACAAAAGATGCATATACGCTTACGGATGGGCCTACTATCTTCTTAGCAAAAGATGTGACCAAGGTAGCCAAGTTTTGTATTCAACAATCAAACATCCCAGCCAGCGTTATGAAAGACATTCAAGATAAAATTGACTTCAACAATGAAGTATCAGAAAAAATGGTGGCAATTGAAGCTGAATTAGAGACTGCTCAAGAGAATATGACTAAAACTAGTGGTGCTAGCGGCGGTTCTGGTTCTAATAAAAAAGACGCTAAAAAAAAGGAAAAGGTTGCAGGTGAAATGATAGATAAATCAAAAGATAAAGAAATTATTAAACTGAAGGAACAATTAGTTTTGCTATCACAAATGATCAAAACTGCAACAATTCATGATCTGTTTATTCCCAATCGATCTTCCCATAAAGAAAAATGGGCACAGCATATTGCTAGTTCAAAGACATTCACAAGCAGTGTAAATGAAGACGATATTATTTCAATCATGTCTCTGTATGATGTGGACGACAGTTGGAAAGTACTGTTATTGCAAGGTATTGGGGTATTTGCAAACCACAAAAGCAAGGCATATTCTGAAATCATGAAAAAATTAGCAGACAGACAACAACTATTTCTGATAATTGCAGATAGTGACTACATATATGGAACAAACTATCAATTCTGTCATGGTTATTTAAGCAAAGATTTGGGACTAACACAGGAAAAAATTATTCAAGGATTAGGGCGTATTGGACGAAATAATATTCAACAAGAATACAGTGCACGATTTAGAGATGACGATCAAATTAAAACATTGTTTACCAGGTATCCGTCAACTTCAAAGCCAGAGGTACTAAATATGAATATGTTGTTCAATTCAAAAAATGTCAAATGGAATGGTCTGGAGTATGAAGAATTTGCAGATGTAAACGATGAACTTGCAGAGGAGATGCTTATTTCAGGTAAAGAATATGATGATGATGAGGATGATGATGATGATGAGGAAGAATATTGTGATCATCTGGAAGACGAAAATTAATTGTTAAAATTTGAATAAAATAAATAATTATAAAAATAATTAAATAATAGTAAATACTTATTTTTTTACTATTATTGTGTATATAATATTGTAAAATAATTTAAAAATATCATGTAATCATATAATAACTAATGAACAATCATTTGAAAGAAGGAGAGTTATTTTTAAAATATAAATCATCTTATAAATCTGCATTAACGGATTTATTAATACATTTATGGTTTTTTTCTTATGCATTTTATTTTATGTGGTATCTTAAAAATAGTTGGCTAAGTGTACTGCCAATAACATTGACAACATTTTTACTTAATCGCACATTCGTAATTTTTCATGATTGCTGTCATAACTCATATACTCCTAGCAAAAATTTAAATTATATTATTTCACATATAACAGGATCGTTAGTATTAACAAGTCCAAATTGGTTTTTAGATCATAATACACATCATTTAACAAATGGAAATTTAGAAAATAAACAGCATTATTTTTTTAACGAAACAGTTTTATTAACTAAACAAAAATATATGCAATCATCTTTAAAATCAAAAAAAATATATAATTTTTATAAAAATCCTTTACTATTTTTTACTATTATTCCAATAATTTATTTTGGAATTGCACAACGATTTATATATATATTAAAAAAATATAATCATCCACATAAATATAAACAAACTTTTTTAGAAATTTTGTTTAATCATTTTTTAAATAACATTTCATCATATTATTTTTTATATAATATTTTTTATTATCAAATATTTATTCATTATTTTATATGCTTTTCTTTATCATCATCTATTTCGTTTATAATGTTTCACAACCAACATACATACAATCCTTCATTTGTTGTTACTAACAAAGAATGGACACAACGAAATAGTGGTTTATTGGGTAGTTCATTTATACAAATACCAAATTGTTTAAAATATTTTTATATGGGTATTGAATATCATCATATTCATCATATGAATTCAAAAATACCTGGTTATAATTTACAAAAATTTCACGAAGAAGTTGTTTCAAAAAGCAATTTATTTGACAATATTATTAAATTAACTATTGCAGACTGTTATAATAATTTATGGTTAATGTTATATGATGAAACAAAAAAGAAATATATTACTCTTAAAGAAATAGATGATGAAATTTTAAAAGAAACTGATCATGTTGATTAGCTACAATTAGTATGCTTCATTTTTTCAATTAAATCATCCAAACCTTTATCAAAATCCATATCAATTGTCCAGCCTAAATTTTTCACCTTTTGATTGCTAATATAATATCGTTTATCGTTAAATGGTCTATCTTCAATATATCTAATCCATCCATCATGATATTTTGTTTCTTGAATTTTTTCAATCAATATGTGAGCGATTTGTGTCACAGTGTATTCATGATGATCGTCACTTCCAACATTGTATATTTCTCCTATTTCTCCTTTTTCTAATACTAATTTTAACGCACTGCATACATCATTAACATGCAAAAATGCTCGTACATTGGATCCATCGCCTTGAATAGTAACTGATTTTTTTTGTAAAAGTAATTCAATAAATCTCGGTACAAGCTTTTCAGGGTATTGATTGGGTCCGTAAACGTTGTTACCTCTTGTAATAATAATAGGCATTTTGAATGAATGATAATATGATTTTGCAATCAATTCTGCTGCCGCTTTTGTTGCTGCATATGGATTGGTTGGACATAAAATAGATCCTTCATGTTTTTTCTCTTCATGTTCCGATAACATTGACTCGCCATAAACTTCATCAGTTGAAATATGGATGAAGCGAACAATTTTTCCGTATTTACGACAAGCCTCTAACAAAGTATGTGTTCCTACAACATTATCATGAGTATATTGTAATGCATTGTCAAATGAATTTTGAACATGCGATTGGGCTGCAAAATGAATTACAGTATCGATTTTATAAATATTCAAAATATTGGCAACCAAATCAAAAGAAGATATATTGCCTTTTACTAAATGATAACGATCGGATTTTCGTACACATTCAGAAACATTATTTTCCGATGCACAATAATACATTGCGTCAATATTAACAATAGTAGCCTCTGGATTTTCTTTAAAATAATAATTTACAAAATTGGATCCAATAAATCCGCAACCACCTGTAACCAACAAATTCATAATAAATAGATTATATAATATATTTATTATTTTATAACGCTTGTAAAATAATAAATTGTGAATTAGATAGGTCATCTACTGTAGACATAGTCCAATGTCGTCACCTCATGGTCTCGTGCGCTATACACGTAGTTCAAGGTCGTCTCCGGACGGTACAAAAAAAATTGAAACTTACTTTTTCATATTAAATAACTTATACTAGTATAAATATGTCATCTCAAGAAGAATTTGAATTAGAACTAAATTCCAACAAATGTTTTATTAAACATAATGTTGAAAGCCACGAGTACAAAATGCACAAACTTGTTTACAATATGGGTATAGTTAATGTACCTAGAATTTTTAAATATGACAAAAAAAATAAAATATTATACATGCAAAAGTTGCACAATATGTCTGTGTCTGATTATTACGGTGAAAATAATTCAGACATATCACCTGAATTATTTGAAAATATAAGAAATATAATTGCATTGCTGCGCGAGAAAAATATAATTTATCCTGATATAACGGGATATAATTTTGTCAAATATAATAGAAAATTGTGGATAATTGATTTTGAACACGCAAATCATGTGTTGTCTTTAAAAGAAAATGATGAGAATAAAATGTTTGTCCATTCGTTTTTAAATGGATTGAACGAATGGAACCCAAATTTTAGATAAATAAATTAGAATAAATTAGATTAGTTTTTTTTGCTTTTTTTGCCTTTATGATATTTTTTTAGTTTTTTAGTTTTTTTGCCTTTTTTACGTTTACCAGCAGTTTTAATATCAGCAGGAGCAGTTTTAACATTTGAATACATAAGTTCTAATCCTTTATCATATTCTTCTTCAAATTTTTCAACATTAATAGGTCCACCACCTCTATCAGCACTTTCAGCAACAACACCTTCAGCAATAGATAGTGCACCTCGAGGTACTCTAGGTTTAGTTATGTATCCAACTCTAACACTAGACATAAATTGATATGATCCATTATTAATAAATTCTGAAAAATCTTTTAATGATAAAAACATAGATAAAAATTGAATTAATTTATCATTTCCAATATTAAAAAATATTGGTTGATTTAATTTAATTTTTGGTCTAAATTGACTATTAAATCCAGATTCAGTATATTCTGGAACAAATACAATTTCTAAATGACTATACATAATCATATTTCTTTTTAATTTTTCATAATAAGATGGATCATATCCTGGCTCGTTTATGGGATTATATATGACTTTTTTTCCATCTGTTAATAAACGTTTAATTAATGCTATAATTTTTGGTAAATCTGCTATACCAGGATCTTCTTCTTTAACAAATTGAGTTAAATCTTTAATTTCAACTATATCACATGATTCAATTTGACCATTTCTCGACACTCCTTCGTTAATAATATCGCCATTTTCATTTAATAATGTTAACTTTAGTGTTTTTATATTCATTCGTTCAGATTTACCATTAATATCTTCAAAATTTTTATTATTTTTTCCAAAACGATCATCATAATCAATGATATATAATGGCGCTTCATTTTGTGAAGGATCTAATGGATGAATTAATCCTTTAGATATTAATATTGGATTATCGTCATTTAAATATGTAATACTGTTCATATATTCAAAATAATTTTTGAATGCAGATGTCATTTCTTTATTTGGAAACATAATATATTCATATAAGTCTTCAGATACAGGATTAATATTATCTTCTATAAAGTTATAAAATTTGGGACTTCTATCACTAGAAGCACCAGCGCCTCCAGCAGTATCTTCACTTGTAAGACATTCAGGATGTTCAATAAAAATAGTTTCAGTCATCGCTGGTTTATTGTAATCATAAACAATATCCATCATTCTTTCATCATAATCTAATGATAGCCATAAATATTCAATTGGTAGTTGAATTATTTTCATATTACATAAAAATTTATTTGTATTAAATATAAGTGATAATATTCTATCATCTGCTTTTCCTTGCTGATATGATTTAGCGGATTCGTGTATCCATGTATTTAAAAGCATGTTAGATTCTAGTGATGTTGAAAAAAACATTGTACCTCCCGATGTTTCAAAAGTATAAGGATCATATGTAATACTTTCATCCATTTTATAACTTGAACGAGGATCCATCCACCAACCTCTTGCCATAAAATCTACATTAGTTAATTCAAAAATAGTAGGTTTTTTTCTAATATACATATCACCATCAATATACAATACATTTTTGCCACCACATAATTGTAGAGCTTTTTGTATAAATAATGGCTTGGCATTAATAGCCATTTGATAACCACCAGGTTGAGCAAATTCTGGATATTCAATTGATAAAAAATTACATCCATTTTCAGTACATGCAGCTTCCCATTTTTCTATCATATCTTGAAATTGTAATGGAATTAAATATCTTAAGTATTCGATTAATAATTGTGCTATTGTTTTATTTTGTATTAATGGATCACTATATATTGACTCTGAAAGTGTATTGAATGATTGTTCGGCTATATCTGGATTATCTCTACGATTTTGAACATATTGATTTTTAGTTCTAGTCCAAGACATTTTAATTTCATTTTTAAGCAATAGTTTTTCTGCATTTATTTCTTTAATTTGTTTTTCAAAATCTGCATTCTCTACAGGGGCTAATGTATGAAGTAAAAAACCTGCTTTAAGGTCTTCTCCTCTTTTATAATTATCAAATAATTTAATTATATTTTCTTTATTTAATTTTACAAATTCTCTTGCTATAAATAACATGTAAAAAAATATATTAGACTCTTCTTTAAATTCAAAATCTCCTGGTGTTTTATTTATTTCTTTTAATTTTTCAAGTTTTTGAAGTGATTGCTCCAATTTTTTTGGATCTATTGATCTTAATCCTAAATATTCATATATTTGATTCATATATTCATTACTTTTTCTTGATATAACCTTACCAAACCATTTTTTAGTAGTAACCAAATATTCTAATTCAGCTTTTGCATCATCTAAAGCCTCGGGACTTTTATTATCTGCAGCAATTAGTAAATCCAGAACTGCTTTAGTTATTCGATTAATAAAATCTTCATAAAATGATATACATGGTCTTGCAGTATTATTATTTAAATTTCCTCTTCCCCACCAATAAGTAACCACTACAAAATTACTTTTACGATCAATAATTGTTGGTTGTTTATCAGTTCTATCTATTATTCCTCTTAATTCAGCATATTTATCCATTATAATATAAGATAAGTATTTAATTTTGAGTATTTGAATTATTATTAAATTCATTTGATTTCATCTGGACAATTATATCTCTAACAGACACTTTGATATCTTTAACAGACGCGATGCTTTCTAACTTCCCCGTATTCAAACAATTATTTGATCTTTTTGAAGCTAAGATTGCATTTTGTTCTTCAATAGAGAAATTAGTCCAACTAAAATTGGGATCAACTATTTCTTTGTACATTTCTAAAATTTCATTATGAGTAATTGTTCCTGGATTTGTTAGGTTAACTGTTCCTACTTGTCTCTTTAATGCCATTTCAATTAATACTGGCAGCAATTCATTTAAAACAGTCATTGAGTTTGGTATAGAACATATTTGTTGATAATTTGTTATCTTGGTTATGAAATTTCGTGCACTAATTTCATCTGTAATAGGCATTCGTATTCTAACATTTAATGCAGTAGTGTTATACATGGATTGCATCAATTGATCAGTGTATCCCTTTACAATTGAATAAGATGATCCAAAGAAATTTGGTTTGTCACCTTCTACAAATCCTTTGTCTAGTTGACCAAATGGATGTGCTTCATCATAATCAAAAATACATCCTGTTCCTAAATAAGTGAAATGAATATTGTGTTTCTTGCAAATTTCAGCTAATACCAATGGGGAAAATAAATTGTCTCGCATGTTTTCAACTAGCTTTCCAGGTTTCTCTAAGTAATCAATTGTACTAATTGTTTGTCCTTCATAGGTTCCATGGGTTCGACCAATAAAACTCATAATATGGGTTACATTACTTAAATTTTCCAGTTCTTTTTCAACCGCAATTGCATCATCTGCTCTAGATTGAGCCTTATACACTGTTATTTGTTTATCAGAAGCAACTAACAAATTATATACTTTAGATCCGATCCATCCATTGGATCCAAAAATTAAAATAACAGGAGGAACAGACATTATATAAGTATTTAAATTATTGTATTTAAATGATTATATTTATAAATGTTTTTTGCTTTCTCGTAAAAGAAAGTAAATTTGAATAAACTAACTATATATATCAAGGGGAGTGCTTAGTATGCACACCCTTTATTAAATATTAAAATAAAGTATTATCATACTTTTCTTTGATTTTTTCATTTAATATTTCTAATTGCTCTTGTAAATCATATTCTTCAGGTAACACCATTTTAACATTTAATCTTTTATCATCTATTCTTTTTTCAAATACCAAGTGAGGTTTTCCTCTTGAGACTATTAGAGATACATACTTGGGTAAATTGGAAACTTCTTTTTCTGGATAAATATCATTTTCTAGATCATCTACAACTTTGTTAGCTTGCAATAATTTTTCTTGAATAGTTATTTTACATGATTTTGTTGTAGACCATAATTTATCTAATTTTGGATGTTTTTCTACTCTAAAATATTCACGCATCTGTGTTTTTTCTTTGTCAGCATAATCTTTATAATAAACTACGTATTTTTTTATCATTTCTTCAGTTATTCCATCTGGTAAATTTTGTGCATTATGTTTTCTTTCTCTTTTTGTGCCCGGTTTAATTCCTTTTGAATTTTGCTCTTGTTCCTTTCTTGTTGCAATTCTAAGATTTTCCCAAGTATTATTTAATGGGTCTTGATCTATGTGATCTACACTAACAGTCAAAGTTCCTTGTCCATTTCCATAGCAACCTGTAATTATTTGATGGATATATAAATTATTACTTGCCATAATATATCCATTCTGTAATTTAAAAAATGTTATTTTATTTCCTTCATTTTTAGTATTTTCATATTCTTTTATTTTATCTAATGATTTCTGACATAATTTTATTATTGTATCTTTTTCACAATACATTATCCAATATTCTTTTTCACTTTCTATTATTTTCCATATAGGATTTTTCATAACATAAGCATCTGTGCCTGTTTCAGAAAAATGACCAAGTTTAAAATCAATAATGTTATATTTTTCTTCTATTTTTTTATGAAATTTATGATAAATTAATATATTTTCTCTTCTCAAATCAAATTTATTATTATTTTTAAATAAATATTCAATATTTGAAGGATCGTATTTAAATAAATATTCTAAATAAGAAATTTTTTGATTATGACGTAAATAAAAAGGATAGTCTTTATCATTAGCATCAAAGTGAATAAAATTTTTATTAAAATTAATAATAGAAAATAAATCTTTAAAATCTATTAAAACTGATTTATTATTAAAGCGAATGATACCACAATTTAATAGTGCGTCAAAGTCGTATGAAAGTGTGTAATTCATATTATATATTATATAATACGAATATCTTTAAGTAGTTTCTAATTGAAATATTATATTTCAGTTTACTTAATTTGAGTACGCTAATCCACCCATGCCGCTCATGATACGGAGCACGTTATAGTTGGTAGCATAAACACGTACCTTAGCAGTCTTGGTGCCCTCAACTGTGGCGTTGGAAAGCACAAGCTGAAGGGTAGCATTATCTATACGAGAGAAGTTGCACGTACCGCTTGGTTGATGTTCCTCAGGGCGGAGAGCAAAAGAGTACACGTTAATACCCTCATCAGGGCATCGAGTGTGCGCCTGGTAGGGTTGTACCCAGCTGAAGTAAGATCCTTCACGCTCAGAGAAACGATCTTGACCATTGAGCTGCAACTTGGCAGTGACGACGGGGTTTTGGCCCCAGCAATGCAAGTCCAAAGAGGTCTCAGTCATCACAAAGGTACCAGCATCAGAGACGGTGGAGTTATCCAAGTGGCCACTTGTAGACAAATCTTTGAGTTGAGCAAGGATGGTAGGATCAAGAAGGGATGCAGCTTCTGATACGGGAACAGCAGGGCCGCCCAAATTAGCCTCATTATAAGGATTGTTGGGTCCATGCCAGTATCCAGTGAAACCAGTAGGAATATCATAATCAAGAGCACCGGCATCCTGGAAAAGACCACGAGCATCAATGAAAGCTCGGCTATCAGCCGCAACGGAAGCAGGTCCGCCGAAAGCATGGATAGCATTAGGAAGAGCATCGATGGCATCAGTGTAGTTGAAAGGCTGGGCACCAAGAACCTTGAACAAAAGAGCATCGCACACCAAAGATGAGCAATAATCTACGTTTTGATCGGGCTGCACAACCCAGATGAGCTCCTTCACGGGGTGATTGAAGTTGAGCTTGATCTTATTCGAGGAAGAACCAACAGACTCGTCACCAGTGAACTGGAGCTGAGTGATCAAGTATTCGTGAGGATTTTGGGCAAAGCGTCTTCGCTCATCCGTGTCCAAGAAAACATAGTCAACGTACAAAGAAGCAGCAACCAAAGATTGATTGTAAGCAATCGCAGCAGGAACTGGGCGACCAGGAGCATATTGACCAGCACTGGTAACAGGTCCAGTAGCACCAGAGTTGCAGCTCAAAGTGGTAACAGCCCACAAGCACTCATCAATAGGACGGATATCAAGGTTGATCTTGACTTCGTGGTATTGAAGGGCAATCAAGGGCAAGGCAAGACCAGGGTTGGTGCAAAACCAAAATTGGAGAGGCACGTAAAGGGTGGTCTCAGGAAGAGCGTTACGGGGAGCGCAAACTTGACGAGGAGCCAAGGAGTCGCAAGGACCATCAACCTCAGAGAAAGAGGGATCAGTGATGAAGGTAAGCTGAGTTGTGTTACCAATCATCTTGAAATACCCACGCTGTTGCTCAGCAGTCATGGTAAGCTGGTTCCAGATGTGCATCCAGTCACCATATTGACGATCAATTCGTTGACCACCAATCTCAACCTCAACTTGAGCAATAAGTTGCTCACCGGGGAAATCTAACCAACGAGCATACACTCCAGATCCAATGCCAACCGCGAAGGAGGCAATGCCCATAAGTTGATTGATCTCAGGAAGAGTTACCTGAAGGTATGTGCGGTAAGCCAAATCACCATTTCGGCTGATCACGCACTGAACACGACGACCGAAATCGGCTTGTCCGTTGAAAGTTTGCTCGATTGATTCAATAGCAAAGTTAGTGTAACGTCTGTATGTCACTTTCCAAAAAGTGATCTGCGGATTCCCTGTAAGGTACACATCTTGAGCTCCGTAAGCGACGAGTTGCATTAAACCACCTCCCATTTTATAATATTGCTAAAGAAAAAAATATTCCTAAAATTAAATTAATTGGTTTTATTAATTTAATTCACTACCTACATATTAAGACAAAATATTATTAATATTTGCATTATCCTTCATAAATATGGACAAATATCCTTCTTCAAAAATTTCCTTTTTGCCTTCATGATTTTTTGTAAAAATATAAGAATTCTGTTTTTTCTTAATTGACCATCCATTATCTAAAGCATTATACAGAAAAACCATCTTTTTAAATTTAATTTGATCTATTTCTATCTGTCTTGTTTCTAGGTCATTTTTTTTGATATTTATCTCGATATCTGTTGATGTACTCATTCTATATTACTTTATTGTCTGAAACTTTTATTTCTCTTTAAACCAATGAAAAAAATCAATTATTTATATCTTTTTAAATATTTCTAATTAAATAATAAGTTACTCTTTAATATATTATAATGCCCAGTTTCAAGCCTAAATCTGCTAAAAAAATTCGTATTTGTAAAAAATACACCACTACTTTGGATGGAAAGCATAAAGAGTTTATTAATGAATTCTCCAAAAATGAATTTGATACTATACCTAAATTAAAACAAGAAAGAATAGATCTTAAAAATCAAATTGATAATCTTGATAAAACAAATATTGAACAAATTATGGACATGAAAGATCGTATCAAAGAAATTAATGAATTAATTAAAGAACTTAAAGACAAAAAAAATAACTATTTCCTCGATAATTCTAAATTCATTTTTGAATATTTTGAAAATAAAAAAAATATTACTAATATTGATCCTAATTCAACCACCAATTCTAACAAACCAACCACATCCAAAAATCAAATGCTTTTTAATTTCTTTAAAATTCAAAATGATAACCAAGATGCTAATATCAATGAAAATAGAAACAAAAATATTGTTCAAAAATATTTGAGTAATATTGACGAAACATTTATTGACATGAATTCTTTCGTTCGTTCTACTGATGTCTGTCAACATTGTTTTAAAGGTGAACTAATTCCCCTCGATGATGAGGGTGTACTTATTTGCAATGCATGTGCTGTCAATATTCCTTATCTTATTGAAAATGAAAAACCTTCTTATAAAGAGCCACCTAAAGAAGTGTGCTTCTATGCTTACAAAAAAATTAATCATTTTAAAGAAATTTTGGCTCAATTTCAAGGCAAAGAAACTACACAAATACCTGATGATGTTATTGATCAAATACATTTGCAAATTAAAAAAGAGCGAATTAATCTTGAACAACTAACACATTACAAAACCAAAGAGATTTTGAAGAAACTTGGCTTTAATAAATATTATGAACACATCGCATTTATTAAAAATAAATTAGGCATTAAACCACCTGTATTTAGTCCCGAATTAGAAGAAACCTTGTGCAACCTTTTTATGGAAACTCAATCTCCCTACGCTAAAACTTGCCCAGATTATCGTGTTAACTTTTTGAATTATTATTATGTACTTTTTAAGTTTTGTGAACTCTTGGGCGAAGACCAATATCTCGAGTCAATCCCTTTGCTTAAAGATCGAGAAAAATTGATCGAACAAGATGAAACATGGAAAAAAATGTGCATCGAATTAGATTGGGAATTTATTCCTACCGTTTAAATCCCACCTTTACCAATGCTTGAATAATATAGATATCTAATTGTATTTATATTATTTATGTTATGTTAGTTTGGCTTTAGCTTCGCAAAACCTTTCTTAAAGGTGGAATTTAAAGTCCACCAGGGAAACCAACTAAGTTCGCACCAATACCAAATCCAGCTCCGGATCTAGCACCTACACCCATGCTAGGAATGTACGTATCCAAAATAGCAAAAGTTGCCGCAGCAGTCAAAGAAAGTAATGCAATCTCTTCCATATTCATTGATTTCTTAGGGATAACATAAGCAGCAATTGCAATCATTAACCCCTCAACTAAATACTTGATTATTCTCTTAATCATTTCGTTTGTGTTAAACATTCCCATTCTTTATATAAAATAAAAAGAAAATAATAATATTAATTTATTAAATTAATACTTAAAACGAACTAAATAAATTAATATATAATGAGCGGAAAATCTAAACCTGTTTCTAATTCTAAGAAATTACCATTTGATCGTAAATTAGCAAAAGATGGATCTCCTAATCCTAAATATGTTGATTTACTCGATGTAGATAAACCTATCGCCGGCCAAACATTCGGATGTTTCTCTTTTATCACTCCAGAAAAGATCCTAAAGCAAAAAGAAATGTTCTTTTTTGAGGAATTCCTAAAGAAATGGGAATTCTCTAAATCTATGGAAAAATTTCATCAATTTATTAACTTCGTATCTTTTAAATATAAATTGAATTTCGAGGATGTCATGAAGGATTATGAAGGATTTGTTAAAGAAGAACGTGATAATATTATTAGTTCTTCTATTGAGGATGACTACAAGACTTTTATTGACAAAGAGGAAGACAACTTGGAAAAGCAATTCAATATTATGCATAACTTTCAAACATCTGTACGTGGTTTTAAGTCACGCGGTCATTTTGCATCTCAAGAAGAGGCTGAACTACGCGCTAAACTTATCAGAGAGGTTGATCCCAGTTTTGACGTGTTTGTTGGACCTGTCGGTACTTGGTTGCCTTGGGAACCTGAAGCTTACAAGACTGGACGGGTTGAGTACATGGAGGAAGAGCTTAATCAGCTTGCTCAGGAGAAACAAAAGAATGAAAGTGCTGCCAAGAATGCGTTTGAGGCCCGTGTCAAAGAGACCAAGCAGAAGGCAATTGATGAGAATAAGAAGAATGCGGAGAAACATGGTAACATTTTGACGCAAGATATTGATCAAGATGGTAATTTGATTGGTGTCAGTGCAACCAGTCAGGAGAAGGCGCTAACAACCGAAGGTTCAGATACTATTTCTGTTGCGGATATCCGATCCGAGCTATTTGACGGCGAGAATATTGTTGTAGGCAAGACAGATTATGGGCGATCTGAGCTTGTTAGTGGACCTTTTTCAATAAAGGAGAAGGATGAATAAATAATAATAAAAATATTTATATATGATATTTAAAATTGAATTTAATTATCATATTATTGTTAATGTATTATAAACAATGTGTGAATTCATAAGAAATTTAGAAGATTTGTTATATTTGGCTAGTGTAAAAGTTAGTTTAGTCAAATATTTAAAAAAAAATTATAAGGAGAATATTCATTATATTATTGAACGAAATAAATTTAAAGAATTTAAAAAATATGGAGGGCAAAATAAAATAACTTATCTTCTTACAGAAGATGCGTTTGAAATATTAAAAAATTCTTATAATTTAAGAAATAGATATATTGTAGATGTAAGTGAAAATATAAAACAAATAAATATCGGAATGTGCATTGAAAATCAAACAATTGGCTTTATTTCAAACGCATATAGTAATATGTTAAATGTCAAACGCCAATTTACTATAGGTAAATATAGAGCAGATTTATATTTTGTTGACTATAAATTAGTTATTGAATGTGATGAAAATAATCACGATGACCGTGACCCTGAAAATGAAAAAATAAGAGAAATGTATATTATGTCATTGGGTAATAAAATAATAAGATATAATCCTAATGAAAAGGGCTTTGATTTATCAAATGTATTAAGAGAAATTAATGCTATATTATTTAATAAATAATTAATTAAAACCGCTTATTATATTTGAAAGCGGTTTCTACCATTTGCTCTTTTTTACCGCAATTTTAGGTCCCGCGCCACGTTTCTTCACGTTATTTGGGTCATATTGTTCCTCTTCGTCTTCATCATTTATCTGTTTAGATAGTTCCCAGAACTCTTTCGATCCTAATCTGAAGTCATTATGAGCATCTGCCTTGTACCAGAAGACCTGATCTTGTAGCTTATTTGATTTTGCGTTGTTATTGATGACTAAGCACTCATAATTCTCTGTACATTGATCCATTACCTGGCAAAATGACTCCAATGTCGGAAACATGCCTGCATAATTCTCATAAATTCGCTTCCTGTTGGCTATATATGGCTCTCTTAAAATAAACACATAATCTATATTTGTTCTTAATGTGGGTGGTATTCCTAATGGATATTGCATTGTAATAATTAGCATTACCTTCCAGTGCCGACCATTCATGAAAAGTAGCCTCATCATCTTGTCGCGCGCCCAAGTGTTATCATATAAGCAGTCATCTAAAATAACAAAAGTTCGAGGATCTATCGTAGATCTTTTAAATTGTTCCATTTCCTTTTTGATCTGCTTCAAAACTTGCCTTTGTCGTTTCAAAATGTTCTCGATAATAGCAGTGTTGTATTCATTATGGATAAATAATTTTGGCACCAGTTTACCGTAAAATCCGTTACCTTCTTCAGTTCCAGAAATAACAGTACCAATAGGAATATCTTGATGGTAATATAATAAATCTCTTACCAAAAATGATTTGCCGGTATCACGCCGACCAATTAAAACTACAACAGGACCTTTAGATTCATTAGGCTTAAAACTAATAGATTTCATATCAAACCGTTTTAGTTCTAAATTCATTTATTATATTATAATATTTTTTAAAAAAAGAATATTATTTTACGCGATCAAAACAAAATAAAACAAATACTTTAGTTTAGGAATTTGTTAGTTTATAGTTATTTATTTATTATAAGTTAAATATAATTATTATTATTATTTTTATTAGCTAATGGCAATTACTGTAAATTATCAAAAGAGAAAGAACATCAATCTTTTCAACAAATTTCAATCTAATCCCAATATATCTCTTTCTAATGTGCAAAATTATTTGCCTATTTATGATAGATTTTTTTCATTAAATACTACTAATTTTAACTCTATTAATTTAAATCATGTGTGGAATATTTCAGATATTAAGGATGTTAAAAAAAAAGATAAAGATGTTCTTTTTGAACATGAACATATTTATACGTGCAAACTAAAAAATTTAGAAGACGATGAGGATTTTGCAATGACCCAAAAGGTTTTCATAAAAATGGCCCCTTTGTTAGATCCATTTAAATATCTGGTTGGAAAATATAATCACACTGACGAACATCTTTTTGATTTGCCTTCTATTGATAAACATAAAAAAGTACATCCTAAAATACAAGACACTAACAATTCTGCCTATATTGATGGATTTTTTTCATACTTAACAAGCCAAGTATTGCATAAACATAATTTTATTCATGGTCTTGATTATTATGGATCTTTTTTAGCTATCAAAAATAATTATAAAATAAATGTAATTGATGATATCGATTATTTAATTCAATCTGATTTTTTTAATAAACAAAAAAATGTCTTATTTACGATTGAAGATTATTCCCATTTAATACCTAATTTACAGGAACCAATCTTAAAACCACTTAATATTATGAATATTTCTCAAAAATCTAATTTATCTTTAAAATCTATCGATGATACCATTTTTGAAAATATTTTTACTAGCACCAATGCAATTTCACTTGATGATGTAAAATCACTTAATATCGACCTTATTGATATTACTAGTTCTATTGATATTACTGATCAAAAAAAATCAGCTAGTCTTAAATCCGGGTCATCATGTTCATCTAGAACATCGCATACAAATGAAAATGATTTAGATCCTGATATTGACAATGGTTCTGGTCTTAATGAAAATGATATTATTGATCTTGATAATGGTTCAATTGGGTCTGGATCAGGATCAGGGTCTGGATCTAATGGATCTAATGGATCAGATGGATATGAAACCGATGACTCTGATATTGAAGAAGAAAAATTGTTATTAACTCTTCAAAAATTCCCTGTACAAGTTATTTGCATGGAATATTGTGAAAATACATTAGACGATTTAATCATTAATAATGATTTATCTACTGATGAATGGATGTCTTTATTAATGCAAATAATTATGTCTTTAATTGTATACCAAAAATTATTTTCATTTACTCATAATGATCTGCATACCAATAATATTATGTACATACCAACTAACAAAAAATTCCTTTACTATTATTATAAAAAAAAATACTACAAAGTCCCTACTTTTGGAAAAATATTTAAAATTATTGATTTTGGACGCGCTATCTATAAATTTGACAACAAAGTATTTTGCAGTGATAGTTTTCAAACAGGAGGTGATGCTGTTACTCAATATAATACTGAACCTTTCTTTAATGATAAAAAACCTCGATTAGAACCTAACCTCAGTTTTGATTTGTGTCGATTGGCGTGTTCCATTTTTGATTATATTATTGATGATATGGATAGTATTAAGAATATTAATAGTTGTGATCCTATAGTAAAAATAATTGTTGATTGGTGCACGGATGATAATGGAATTAATGTTCTATATAAAAATAATGGTGCCGAACGTTATCCAGAATTTAAATTATATAAAATGATTGCACGATGTGTTCATAATCATACACCTAATGCACAATTAGAAAGACCAGAGTTTAGCAAATTTGTTATTAATAAAAATAGTATTTCAAAAAATGATCCAATTATGGATATTGATGAATTACCATCATATGTTAGTTAATAGAATATTTGAATTAAATTAATAATTTAAAATTATAAATTTAAATTATTAATATTTATTATAATGACATTTGGATTTATAATTACAAGACACGTAAATTCTCTTAAAACTAACAAATATTGGAACCAATGTGTGAAATTAATTAGAACACACTACCCGTTAAGAAAAATTATAATTATAGATGATAATAGTAATTATTCTTTTGTTAGTGCAGATTTTGATTATAAAAATATTGAAATTATACAATCTGAATACCCTAAACGTGGTGAGCTACTACCATATATATATTTTTTAAGACATAAATGGTTTGAAAATGCAGTTATTTTACACGACAGTGTTTTTATCCATAAAAGAATTCCATTTGAAAAATTTACATATCCTGTAATACCTTTATGGCATTGTCAATACGACAAAGAAAATTTAAATAATTTACTCAGAATTTGCGGCAAATTAAAAAATAATCAGCATCTTAAACAAAAATTACAAGGACCTGAAATGAATATACTTGGAATGCGTAATAATAATAGTTTTACTTTATGTTTTGGAGTACAATCATATATTAATTTGCATTTTTTAGAAATGTTAGAACACAAATATAATATTTCCAATTTAATTAATGTTGTTAATAATAGAACAGATCGTTGTGCATTAGAAAGAATAATGGGACTACTTTTTTGTGAAGAATTTTCTAAACTAAAAAAAATCCCATCGATTTTTGGCCATATACATAAACATTATAAATCATTTAATTATGATTATGATAGTTATTTACAAGATTTCAATAATAAAAAAGCATGTGAAGCATTTGTTAAAGTATGGACTGGCAGATAGTAACTACGTTCCCTTACCTAGAATGGAGGATTATCTGTAAATGCAGCTGGACTAGAAATTATAGAACTATCTTTGATAACTGGTTTCAGCTGGTCCATAATAAAATTACCAGCAACTACACTAACATAAACAACTAATGCATCTCTAATTAATACCTTTAATGGCTTGCTTTCCTTTTCAATATACTGCATTTCCAAAAATTTGGCAACAAAAAATATAACCGATATTATTCCTGCTACTAAAAATATATTATCCATTTACAATATATTTTTACAATTCATTTTTTAATTTAACGCGATAAATTTATCATAAATTTATGCTAAAACTTCTATGTCATCTAACAAAAGATTAGGCTCTAACTCCATTGTTTTTTCGCCAATTACATGTACATCTAAACTATTTAGATCTACTAATTCATCTGATATATTTAGTTTCTCATCATCATCTCCTTCCTCCTCTATCTTTCTTTGAATATTTCTTAAATTACTTATTTCTTCTAAACGTTCAAGTGTTTTGGGTGCACTTATTAGTTCTTTTTTTCCTGTTTTATCAACTGCCTGATCTACATCATTAAATTTTATACCTTCTTTCACTTCTTGTTCTTCTTTCTTTTCAGAAACAAAAGTTGTCTCTCCTCTCGCATTTAATGCCTCTGACTTCTCAACAATTTGTTCTTTAATTTCTTCAATCACATCATCTTCTACTGTTTCATCCATATATGCCTTCAAAATATGCTCTATTGGTATACTTTCTCTGACAGCATTTAATATACATTCTTGAACAATTGTTTCCAATTCTCTGTTATGTCTTTGCATTTGCAAAGGAGCCGAATTTATTTCAAATAAATATACATTTTTATATACTTTTCGAGCCACGTTAATATACGCCTTATGAATAAAATCATCTAATTTAGGTATATTAATATCAATCTTTTTTTGTTTCTGACCTACTCTCATTGCAGTTAGGATCTTCAATTGAATTATATGTACACATGTTACCAATTCTTCTAAATATCCGCATCCACTTTTTTCAATAATACGTTTTTTCTCCTTTTCAATAATATTCGGGTTCCATTTTGGAATACGTGTTATCAAATTTTGAAATGTCATCAAATACTTATCCATTTCATCATTTTCCTTGCACAACTTCACCGACTCATCAAAAATTGATTTAAATCCTTCAATTATTAATGGTGTTAAAATTGTTAATAAACGTGCACCCCACTCATTCTTCGACTCATGTAACGAACTAACATTAAAATCATCCATTTTATGTAAAACCCTTATCTTATTTTTTTATCATTTAAACTCACAAGTTTGTCGTGATTTATTTATGATATTTTCTTCTTTTTGAACCACCAAGATCATAAATCGTTAATTTTCTTGATTTTGCATGTTTACTATTAACACGTTTATTATGTAACTCGTCTTCTCTTTTTTGTTTTTTAATTTCTTCCGGATCCATTGGTGTACCAAGCCAACTACTTATTATATTATTTTTTTGCTCTTCTAATCTAGCATTTAATCGAATTATTTCATTATCATTTTTCTCTCTTTCCGCAGCAATTCTTTCAGCTTCTTCTAATCTTTTTAATTCCTTTTTATCTGTTATTGGTGTCATTTTCCATTCTTTTCCTCTTCCTTTTCCTCTATTTTTACTTAATCTTTTAAACTTTCTCGTTTTTCTTGCCTTTTTTTGCCTTTGGGTTCCTCTCATTATTATAACATGCTATTATTATTTACATAAATGAAATATTATCTAAATTTGTTTCCAAATCTAAAAAAGTAAAATTTAAAATAAATAATATAAGCAATTTTTCATTTCTAAATTCTTTTCTTACTTTGTTAAATGATATTAATAATTCATATCTTTTATTATCATCTATCTTAATTGCCGTTCCGTCTTCTAATAATTTAATCAAATCCAATGCACTATATCCTTTTTCATACAATTTGGTAACAAATGCAATTAAATCTGTTTCTACAGTTATCGGTTTTTGTAACTCCTTTTTTAACCATTCTGATCTTGTATTTTTTATATTTGTTAGTTTAAACGTCTCTTCAAGATTATATTTATAAAGATTAATTGTTTTCCCCTTGTATTCCGGCTCTGGTATATATATCTCACAAAATCGCGACAATATCGGCTTCAATAATTTATATTTGTCTTCTACTATTATAAAAAATCGTGTATTATGGCTAAACAACTCGATACATCGTCTTAAAGCTGATTGTGCATCCATTGTTAGTTTATCTCCATTTAATAACACAATACTCTTGAATGTATTTCCACCATTTGAATTTATATGTGTTTTTGCAAAGAATTTTAACTCATCTCTTATAAATTTAATTCCTTTTCCATGTGCACAATTTACATACATCACAAAATCCTTTATTTTCTCTTTATCGCCTTCATAAATTAAACTAATAAAATCATTTACAATTGTACTTTTACCTGAACCTGATGGCCCATTGAATATAATATTTGGGATCTTATGTATACTGTGAAAGTATTCCAGTTTTTCTTTTATATTTTGATGAATGTTTAAAGACATGACGTTTATTAATATTAAAATAGTGTTTTTATATTTTAATATTACGTATTTGTTATATTATATTGTTTTTGTTGTAGATATTTATTTAAGCAACACTTGACAAACTGAAAGTATAAGGATTTTCACGAAATGCTGAAAGAATATCAGGATTAATTCTCTCACATCCTGTGGTACACTGATTTAAAAGTTGTGGCATGTGTGCCTTGCCATATGTCTGCACAGATGGTCCGCTAGGAATTACTGAACTAGGAGCCGCCATTCGGTTATTTTCACGATCACAATCTGCCCTAGAAAATGATACATTCAACTGCGAATTAAATGTAGACATATTACCTTGATTAGTTCTGCCAACTATTGACCTCTCCTTGGCTTCATTGTTAGTTTGTCTGTAAACAGAGTCATATTGTCTCGATCCATGCTTGGTTCCTGACCCACCCATTGAATTCATTTGGCAAAAGTCTGTTGTCGTATCTCTTTGATTTGTTATTGCTTGTTGATCCGTTACTTCATAAGCACCATTTAATTGATTACCAATATATCCATTTGGTTGATATAATGTTGTCTCTTTAACAGTTGTAATTGGCACATCACCCTGGGTCTGAACATAATTACCAGGAACCTCCCCAATCACGTTTCCATATATTCGCATATTTGACACATATTCTTCCTTTCTTACCGGTTTAAATATATCCATTATAGGCGCTATAACTGCTCCAATTGCTCCCGAAAATCCAGACCCAAAAGTTTGTGGTTGCAGATTAATACTTCTGCTATTTGTGTAATTTGTATGGCTTCTTAAAAAATCCTCTCCATCTGTATGAGGTCCCGCACCAGATGCATTTGAATGTCCCACATGATGCGCATCTAATTGAATTCTTTTTGACGCCTCGTGGTGTTTAGGTACATAACTAGCTGTTTTAAGCACTGCATTTGGCGTACCAGTCAAGTGTGTTGTGGTTTCACTTCTATGCTGATGTTTAAGATCCTCATCTGCAATAACACGTTGCGCTTTTTCAGCCCCAGTTGTCGTCAGCCAACGATCTTGACTATTAATAAAAAATGTGTCCGGCCTATATTTCTCTACTTTTCCTAAAATTCCCACATTTGTAATTGCTGACTGTGCCGGTCCTTGATGATTTGCCAATGAAAATTCCTCTTTGGGATTTGTCGCTATACGTAGCTCATCCACTGTTTTTGGCAACCATTGATCGCGCGCTTCCATACCTGAATTGAAACCTCCGCTACCATTCGAACTATAACCTCTGTCTAAACCTGGCCCAACTCGAACCGACTCGAAAGGCTTTACCATATTATTTTTTAATGCAGGATTTACACGGGATTGATAAAATTCACTCATGTTTGGGGCACCATACGCCCATTGAATATTTTCTTGTGGTTTAAAAAGCGGAGCTTGCTCAATCTTCTTAATTATTTGAGAACCTGTTCCTGCATAATTGTCTAAAATTGTTTCGGCATTATTATTATTGTATGTTTGTCCTCTAGGTTTTGCACCATTAAATGGAACCATATTATTATGTTTAAATTGTTCTGATGCCATGTAGTCACCTGTTAAAGAATATACTTGTTGTATTGTATCGCCTACAGGTTTTCCAGCACGCTCTCTTTGTTCATATTTATTTTGATTGAAATACTTATCTGAAGCCGCATTTGGATTTGGATATTCCTGAACTGTATCAATTAGCTCTGAATTATTCATTATTGGATAATTTTGTGGTGGAACATGTGTATTTGGTAAATAATTTGCCTTCTTACCCATATTATCAAAATTCTCTTGTCCTTTTGATCCCTTTTTGTTAGTATTATTAGGAACAAATGTCTCATTGTATATATTTTTGGAGGTATCATTGTTTTTATTTGAAATAATATACATTCCTCCTAGTGCTATTAGTGGTATTGCTAATTCCATTATTATATTATATATATACTTTTTAAAAAAGTGTATATATTTTAAAATTATTATATTTTTATTTATTTTCTAAGTTATATTTTATTTTTATATTATTTTGTATTTTTATACTTTCTCGCATGACCCTCTTGATCCACACGTTGAAGGACCTGCTATATATGTTCCTTTTGTTTTTTGCCCTGATGCAAATTGTTTTACAGGAACCGTATATCCTTGATCATTCAAAGGTACACATTCAAATCCTCTTTTGAAATGCTCCTTCTCTAAAACACGTGTACTAATATAATTTCCAAATTTCATCTCCGTATGAGCTTGTGGATTATCTGGCAAAATATATGCATGGTTTTGCTGCAAATCGCGTGCCGTCCATGCCGGCATAATCGCTCTCGACTGCTCGGTTGTTATAAATGTGTCGCAAACTGGATACGTAATTGGTGCAGCGTTTACGGTAAACCGCTTGTAAGGATTTTCACTAGAATTTTTCAAACAGTTTACGGTATTTGGTATATCCCGATTTATTCGCTTATCTATTCCTAAAAGTGCACTTTGAATGTCGATCGAATGCGTCCATAAATTGCCTCCCCATTTTTGCGGAATAATTTGCGGATCTAAAGCAAAGCATGGTTTGTCACCATTTCCTGGTACATCAATAATCCAACGGCCTTGATCGGTTTGCTGCTGAAGCTGTTTTGTTATTCTGCATGGATCATCATGAAATCTGGTAAATGCCATTATTATATATACATTTAGAAAAGGTTTTATTACTTTAAAATTAAATTAAATTAAGCTAATAAACTAACTGAAACTACATATGTAGTTCCCAGAGTTGTAAAATCTAAAGATTTTATTGTCATTATAGCACTTTCTGATGGTGCAATTGTAACATTTGAAGTGTAAGTTTTTTTAATACCACCAGTTCCTGACAAACTAGAACTAATAATTACATTGCCTGTAGTTCTTCCATTATAAATTGCTACGTCATATGTAGCATTTATAGGCATATCTGTTATATTTAAATTTGAAATAGTTATCGCACCACCACCAGCATTAGTAAAACTAATTTGATAAGACTTGAAAGACACATTTAAATCACCTACAATACTTATATTCGTTGTTCCTGTCGCCTGTGCTGTTGCTGTAGGAAGATATAATTTACCTGTTAAATATTTACTAGCTTCTATAGTTACACCACTTGTGTCATATCTAAAAATTTCAGCGCTTCCATAATGAAATGGCAAATAATCTTGAAACCCATTATTGCTTTCATAATAAACTTTAGTATACTCATTATTTGGTATAGCAGAACATTGTAAATTAATAGTTGCATTTTTTCCACCAGACAATTGATTTTCACCATATACACCTATAGATCCAGTTGATCCTGTATTAGTATAGCTTCGATTTGTATAAGGATATCCTATTATTCCTGAAGTATCGGTATATTCTACTGTAACTCCTTTTTCAATAATTTCATTTGTATAATTCAATGAGTCACTTATATTCATACTCGAATAATTAATTATATTTGAAAGAGCATTTGGTGTACCACCATCATTTAATATTATTTGATTAGTCTTGTCAGGAATTAATGATATATAAGCACCTGTATTACCTGTTCCACCTGTATTATCCATATATATTTTTTGAGATCTTAAAGCATTAGCATTATCTACCCATAATGGATTAATAAATACTGGTGGTTCTGTTGGTTGTGGTGTTAATGCTAAATAAGTTGGATCGATTCCACCAGTTACTAATAAATTACCAAAAATTAATACATCTATTCCTGTAACACCTATACCTGTATATCCAACATTTGCAGTCCCTCCAATTGCATTTGTATAAAACCATGGGCTTCCACCTGTTGCTCCTTGAGCTCCTGTGGCTCCTGTTGCACCTGTTGCTCCTGTTGCACCTGTTGCTCCAGTGTGACCAGTTGCTCCAGTTGCTCCAGTTGCTCCAGTTACACCTGTATGACCGGTTACACCTGTTGAAGATCCAGCAGGACCTTGAGCTCCAGTTGATCCAGTAGCGCCAGTTGCTCCTGTATGGCCTGTTGCTCCTGTATGACCTGTAGCGCCTGGTATTCCTGTTGAAGATCCTTGAGCTCCAGTTGCTCCAGTTGCTCCAGTTACTCCCTGTGCACCACCCGCAGGTCCTGTCGGTCCTGCTGAACCAGCAGTTCCAATTGGTCCGGGTGCGCCTTGTGCACCCTGTGCACCAAAAACTGTACTTTTGGTATTACAACAACGTTGTGCTCCTAAATAATTATTATAACTTTTATAAGACATTATATATATTATATTTTTAAAATATATAATTTTATTTAATTTAATTTAATTTAATTGCAAACTTTATTTACGCAGAAGGTAATTGTGCTAAGCATAAACGAATAGATCCCAAACTAGCAACATCGTATTTAACAACCAAAGGCAGGTCATTTTCTAGATATACTTCAATTTGAGAACATAAGTTAGTACATTTAATAAAATAGCCAAGATTTTTAAGAGAGAATTCACCTTGAATTATTTTAGATGAGTCTTGTTTTAAAATAAAACCCATAGATCCATCAGACTCAGCACGGTGAATTTCGGCTTCAGCAAATTGTCCTTTGCACTTAAATATAAGTTCATTCCCGACAGATTTAATTTCTAATTTATCAGAAATGCAAGAAAGATCGCGAATAATTTTCTGAAAATCAGCGGACGGAAGATTAATAATAGATGCAAATTTGACATCAGGATATTCTAATTCTTCAGGTTCTGGTTCAATCAACTTTAACTTCTGTGTTTTGCATTGTTTGATATCACCATTTTCAAATTTAAGTGCTAAATAAGAAACTATTCCATCAAAATAATCGGCATTTTCGATATAAATAGTTAAAGTATCGTCGTTATCAATAGAATTAATTAATTTGAATAGGTGAAACATATTTACACCGATAATAATTTTTTCCTGTTTACATTCATAAGACTCGAAATTTTGCGCAGCCAAGTATAAATGAGCTAAAATAGTATGAGATTTGTCCATATTGATAATACGAATTCCATCAGGTTGAAATGAAATATTTGTTTCTAAAAGTATGTCTTTTAAAGCAGTCATTAAAGTACGAAAAGGCGCAATTTGTACTGTTTTAATTGTTAAAACATTGCCTTCATTAGTGCTTGTTGATTGATTTTTAATATTTTGGGACATTATATTCATTTTTGAACGCAAACCTTTAAATACTTATGTTATAAATTAATTTATTTGAATAATATGAAATAAAGTATATTATATTATAAAATATATTAAAAAATAATTGGTAATATAGATATATGCAAGATAATAATAATTTAGCTTTGGAATATGATATACAATTGTCAAATCTTTTTGAAAAATATAAAGACAATCCATATATTTTGCAACGTTTGCAAACACATTTAACTAATTTACCAACCATGTTAGAAATAGAAAAAAAACGATACGAAGAAAGAATTTCCAGAATTAATGAACTAACAATGGAGCAGGATAACTTTTACAAAGTTTTTCTAAGTAAACACCAATATTTTTACATGCCATATAACAATATTTTTTATGAATATGATGGTAAAACATATAAAATTGTTAAAGAAGATGATATTCATCATCATTTGCTTTCTACAATTACGGATGAAGGCAAATTAATGGCATGGAAGCATAAAACTAAGCAAAATATAATTAAACAAATTAAAGATCGATCATTATTTAAATCTGTTCCTGAAACTTATACAATTCAAAATGTACTAGGGTTTTTAAATACCATTTTTGAAACCAAAACAGAAACCAAATATTTTTTAACAGTTATTGGTGATTGTATTTTAAAGAAAAATAGCCATCATCTAACATTTTTTATTAATTCCGGCACAAAAAAATTGGTATCTTTTATTGACTCCATTGCATACATTACAACTGGAAATTCGATCATGAGTAATTTCATTTCCAAGTATCATGAAAGTCACAATCTGATGTCGTACAGATTAATAAAAACAAACGATAACTTCAATTCCATTGCCATAGACTTGGTAAAAGATGTATTGAATAAGATCGGTATTGATTTACTCTGTGTGGCTGCTCATTATTCAGATCGTTATAATAACTCGGATGAGTTTTTAATGAAATTGCCTAAAGAGGATCCAATTAAACAATATTCATTGTTCCTATATCTGAATGCAACCGACGAAGTGGTAAAAAATTTTATTGCTTGCTGCATTGAACCTGTTATAAATCCTACAAATATATATAATATTTCATGGAACAATATGCATTATATATGGAAGCTTTATTTATCTAGTATAAATGTACCTAATATGATTTATTCTAATAATTTAAAGGCATTATTAAAGACCCAACTAACATATACTGAAAATATGACACTCGCTAATCCAGATCTTATTTTTTGTAATGTTACCAGCAAATTTTTACCTAATGTTAGTAGTTTTTTATCTTTTTGGGAAAAAAATATTACCATAACAAATGGCGAGGAAGATCACATATTTGATGAATATGAAATTGATGAAATTTCATCTATATATAAACTAACAAATAAGTCATCCAATATTTCAGATAAAGAAATAATTAAAATGATCTTGCATTATTTTAGCCCACATGTTGAAGTCATTGATAATAAATATATTACTAATATTCGATGCAATTTATGGTCTAAACAAGATGATATTAATGAAATGTTAGCTAACTATAAGATGCAAAAACAAAATGATTTAATTGATGAGTTATCATTAATATCGTTTGATGAATTGTATCAAAATTATAAATCTTATATTCATGCTAAATTAATTGTTGATAAGGTTGTACATTCAATAGTTAGCAAGCATTTTTTTGAAAAATTCTTATCTCATTATTTGTCTGAATATATCAAATTTGATAGATTTGTTAGTTCTGAATGGTTTCTAAGCTAATTTAAATAAATAATATATTGTATTTAATTATATTATTTATATTATTAATTTAAAATGTTTATATTAATTGGTATTTATGCATTTCCTGCACGAAATTGGGCTGCATTAGCGAGAGAATAACCCTTGCTTGTAGTTCCTCCTTGTTGTTGCATTTGTTGTTGCTGTTGCCTTTGTCTTTGTTGTTGCCTTTGTCTTTGTTGTTGCCTTTGTCTTTGTTGCTGTTGTTGTCTGCTTCGGCGTCTTCCTCCAGCCATGCCTGCAGCTTCCTGAACACCTACAGATCCTGAAGCACTGTAATTGGTAATTCCTTGACCATCAATTCCTTGTCCCATAGCATCAGCTGGAACAAACGCATTACCATAGTACCCACCACGTTGTTGACGGCTTCTCCTTTGTTGACGACTTCTTTGTTGTTGACGGCTTCGGCCACGGCCACGGCCACGACCACCAACCAAAGCACGATCTAGAGGGCTAAACACTTGAGGTACAACATCCTTAATCATGTAATCAGAATCAATATCAGCGGGGCTTAAAGATCCCATTCCAGCACCTCCTTTCATTTTTAAAGCAGACGCAGCACTTGATGCAGCTGTTGACACTGCACCAGTTACACCGGACACACTTTTATTTAGTGTTCCAATAAGAGCTGCACTTGCAGGAGAACTTGCGGAAGAAGGATCGGTAGCACCCCCTCTCATCTTCCTAGATCCGCGCCTTTTCGATTTTCTCTTATGAGATCCCAATTTTACAAAACCAAATTCACCTTTCTTGGTTCCATAACCGTACTTAACTAAACGCATCTCTCTTTTGGCAGTATTGTGTTTCGCCTTAGAAACGATACGTCCAGCCTTGTTTTGCATTAAATCGGATTTCGTTAATCCACCTGATGTATGTTTTGCAGTTCCATGCCATACTTGAGCTCGGGTTCCAGTAGTTTGAACGTGTGTCATTATATATATTATTCAGAAAAAAACTCTTTCTAAAGATATGACTAAATATTTATCTAATTAAATATATAACAAAATAAATCTAACAAAATTAAATATAGTTTGTTAGATTTATTTATTAAAATAATATAAATAGATATATCTACGTAATAGATAATTATGGTTGCCCCAATTAATAAAGAAACAATAAATATTATAATTGATCCAACTAATGAAGAAATAATTAAAAATTTAAACGATCATTGTACATCTGCTCGAACATTATTTACAAATGCTTTTGGCTACGGATATGCTGATGCTTTTAATCAGTGTCCTAGCGATATGATAGAAAAAATAACATCATTAAATGGCAATGATAATGGTTTAAATTATTGCAATTTATTAAAAGAAAATATTAGAATATTTAAAATAGATGAATACCATGTACAAAATTCAAGCTTTGTTAGTAAAATGCTAAGACCTTTATCAGAATATTATTCATTATCAAATGATCCAAAAAATAAACATGGCACAAAAAATATGATATATCTTCTCAATAATAAAAAATGCGATACAATTGGTCCTAATAGAGATGACCCAAAAAAATGGATTATTCCTGATACATATTTTTCACCATTAATTAAATTTCTCAATTCAGAAAGCAGTAAAGATGCAAACGTAGGTGTATTAAATAAAGATGTTATCAAATATTATAATAAATTGAGAAGTAATGTAGTGTAATTGCGCGTATTATTTAGAAATATTTAGATTATTTATTATTTTAAAATTATATATATATAATATGAAAATTCAAGTGACACCTTTTGGAAATGATTATACGAGCAGTTTTGGTAGCCTTAATTTTGATTATAGTATAGAAATTGATACACCATTTCAATTAAATCTAGATAATAATAGTTTATTAATATTAATAAATTTTTTAAATAAAATACTTAAGAATTCATTAAATAATAGTGAAGACTTTAAAAAAGCAATTGAAAATGAAGAAAAAATATCACAAAGAATTATACAGCAAACACAAAAAACCCGGGCGCTTCGTAAGGATTTAATTAATAGCGAAGATTTTGTTTTACCATCTAAAAAAATACAGCAAATAGCAGAAACTAATAAACTCCGTAAGGATTTAATTAATAGCGAAGATTTTGGAAAAGCGATGGAAACAAGACAAAAAAGTTTAAATAGTAGTGAACAATTAGGAGGTGATTATAGCAATACAGAATTTACTGGTTCAAGTGGAATTGTCTCGATGAAAATGTTACATACGATTGTACAAAAATGTAAAATAAGTGTTCAAACTGCTCCTAATTGTCCTGAATGGTTTGATAAAATAATACAAAGTATTACTTTAGATTATTTAAAAAATTATATAATAGATTTTTGTAAAAACCCAACAATTTTTACAGGTATAGATTCAGGAGGGAGTAATAGTGAATTAGACAATATGAATGTGAAGAGTTTACATGATTTATTTAAAAGTATAGTAAGTCAATCATCAACCTTAGATTTATGCGGTTTATTAAAATATTATTGTATGAAATTTTTAAAATATGGTATTGCAGGTCCCTACAAAAATATTTTAAATAATATTAAATATATTCTTGAAAATAAATTATGTGATACATTTGGCACAGATGATACTGGAAATATACAAAAAGATAAAAAAAAATGGGTAATCCCTGATGGGTCTTTTGCATCATTAATTACATCTATTAATAAAAACACGAGCAGACCTATTGATCCAATAATTGTTCAATATTACAAAGATAAAAGAAGTGAAAATGCATGGAATAGTTCATCAATGCAATCACTCTCAAAAGGAACAAAAAGTTTTAAATCTTGGTTTGGCAGAGGCGGTAAAACTAGAAAAGGCAAATCAAAAAATAGAAGATCAAAAAGACATTGCAAACGCAGCAAATGTAAAAAAACAAAAAGACACAGAAAACACTAAAGTATAACCAAAAGATTTAAAATCGATTTCTAGGAGGTCGAGGAATGCCGCCTGGCTGTCCTTCAATGCCTCCCAAGTACGTAGTTTTAGCAGGCATATTAAAATTACCAAATGTAGTTCTTCCTCCTAAAGAATTAACTGTTAGTTGTGCAACGCGTGTTGCACTAGTTTCACTAGGATCATTATAAGCTTGTTTTGTTTTATTTACTTTGTCTCTGTAACAATTACAAAAATAATCAGCTGTGCCTCCTACAAGCTTCGACTCCAAACTTAAAAACGCTTTTTGGCTATTATACTCTATCAATCTTCTTAAGTGTTTTGTATTTCCAGGTACACGGCCAGGCATAAAATTTTGACTTGATGACATTAATAAATATGTATATTAATATTTATTAATTATATCTATCAATTTAAAATAAAATTGAAACCTATTTAAACATTTCATGACATTGTATAATAATACATAATCATATACAATGAGCAGTTCAAACGATAATACTAACGATACATTATTCTTTAATGTCGAGCAAAAAACTGATAAGCAGCATATTCTTGATAATCCAGATACCTATATTGGTTCTGTTGAAACAGTAGATGCTGACTTATGGGTCCTCAATGACCAATCAGATAAAATTATTGAAAAAAATATTAGCTTTGTTCCTGGTCTATTCAAGCTTTTCGATGAAGCCATCGTTAATTGCCGAGATCATGTTGTAAGAATGGCATCTAAAGTTGCGGCAGGTGTGGAAAATTCGCTTCCTGTTACTTATATTGATGTTGCAATTCAAGATGATGGCACGATTGTCATGCTAAATGATGGCAATGGTATTGACGTTGTACAGCATCCAGAATACAAACTATGGGTTCCTGAGCTTATCTTTGGTCATCTCAGAACTTCAACGAATTATAATAAAGAAGAAAAGAAAATTGTCGGCGGCAAAAATGGATTTGGGTTCAAGCTTGTTCTAATATGGTCTACGTACGGTTCTGTAGAGACAGTTGATCATATTCGTGGTCTGAAATATACTCAAGAATTTAAAGATAATTTGGATACAATTTGTAGTCCAAAGATTACTAAGGCGACCAAGACAAAACCATATACAAAGATTACATTTAAACCAGATTATCAGAGACTTGGGTTAAGCTCTTCGAGCGACCAATCAAGTGGTTTAAGTCCTGACTTAATTGCACTTCTTAAAAAACGTGTCTATGATATTTCGGCGATTACAGATAAAACACTCAAGGTCAAATATAATTCGCAGATAATTCCAGTCAAGAATTTCGAGCAGTACATTAGTTTATACATTGGCGATAAATCAGACAAGCCGAGAGTTTATGAATTAGCAAATGAACGCTGGGAATATGCGGTTGCATTAACGCCTTCGGCTGAATTCGTTCAAATCTCCTTTGTAAATGGAATTCATACTTCTAAAGGAGGCAAACATATAGAGTATATTTTGGGGCAAATTACAAGAAAATTAGTTGAATATATCGAGAAGAAGAAAAAAATCAAGGTCAATGCCAATGCAATCAAAGAGCAACTCATATTATTTGTGAGATGTGATATTGAAAATCCTGCATTTGACAGCCAGACAAAGGACTTCATGAATACACCTTCTTCTAAGTTTGGATCTAAATGCGAAGTCAGCGATAAATTTATTGAAAAGGTTGCAAAAATGGGAGTAATGGATGCGGCATGTGCAATCACGGAAGTCAAAGATAATAAAGTGGCAAAGAAAACAGATGGTTCCAAGTCCAAATCAGTGCGTGGTATTCCAAAACTGACAGATGCTAACTGGGCAGGTACAGATAAATCTGGATTATGTACTCTTATCTTTTGCGAGGGCGACTCAGCCAAAGCAGGTATCATCTCAGGATTGTCTTCAGAAGACCGAAATATTATTGGGGTCTATCCTTTGAAGGGAAAGCTCCTAAATGTTCGAGGTGAGCTACCCAAACGCATTTCGGAAAACAAAGAGATAACTGAAATCAAGAAAATTCTAGGTCTAGAAACCGGCAAGAACTATTCAGCAGAACAAGTCGCAACCAGTCTAAGATATAGTCGGGTATTATTTATGACGGATCAAGATTTGGATGGGTCTCATATCAAAGGCCTCTGCATTAACTTATTCGAAAGCGAGTGGCCTAGCTTAACAGCAATCCCTGGTTTTATCGGTTTTATGAATACTCCTATTTTGAAAGCATTGAAAGGCTCTAAGACGCTAATGTTTTATAATGATGGGGAATATGAAGAATGGAAAACGGAAAATCAATCGGATATTAAGAGCTGGAAGATAAAATATTATAAGGGTTTAGGTACCAGCACTGGCAAAGAATTCAAGGAATATTTTGAGCAGAAAAAGATTGTTGGGTTTGAACACACTGGTGATAAAAGTGTCAAAGCAATCGACATGGTCTTCAATAAGAAACGTGCAGATGATAGAAAAGAGTGGTTAAAAGAATACGACAGAGATCTTTATTTGGATACCAGCAAACCCAGTGTAACTTATGAAGAATTTATCGGCGAAGAACTAATTCACTTTTCGAAATATGATTGCGACCGATCCATTCCTAACTTGATGGATGGACTTAAGACAAGTTTGCGAAAAATCTTGTTTGCTGCGTTTAAAAAGAACTTAACTTCTGAGATAAAAGTTGCACAATTTACCGGTTATGTTTCTGAGCACGCTTGTTATCACCATGGTGAAGCTAGTTTAAATGGAGCAATTGTTGGCATGGCGCAAAACTTTGTGGGATCTAATAATATTAACTTGCTTGTTCCATCAGGACAATTCGGAACAAGATTAAAAGGTGGCGAAGACAGCGCATCGGAAAGATATATATTTACTTTGTTGAACAAGATTACTCGTTCTATCTTTCCAAAACAAGATGATCATATTTTGGAATATTTAAATGATGACGGTACTTCAGTGGAACCGATATTCTACGTACCAATTATCCCTATGATTTTGGTCAACGGATCGAAAGGAATTGGTACTGGTTTTAGTACGGACATCATGTCTTACAATCCGTTGCAAATAATTGCATATCTTAAGGCAAAATTGGTTGGCGAAGAATTTGCAACAGAATTTACGCCTTTCTACGAAGGATTTCTAGGACAAATTGAAAAGATTACGGAGAACAAATTCTTGATTAAGGGTAGATATGAAAAAGTGGGACCTGATAAAATTCGAGTAACAGAGCTACCAGTTGGATTATGGACAGAGAGTTTCAAGGAGCATTTGGAAAACCTCATAGAGCCTGGTGTAGATAAAGAAGGCAAGAAAATTGTACCACTAGTAAAAGACTATGATGATATGAGCAAAGACACTACAGTAGATTTTACGATAACTCTGCAAAAAGGCAAGGTCGAAGAGCTTGAAGCAACTCAAACAGATAATGGATGCAATGCGTTAGAAAAGTTATTCAAGCTTTATACTACAAGTTCAACGACCAATATGCATTTGTTTGATGCAGAAGATAAATTGAAAAAGTACGATCGTGTTGAAGAAATTATTGATGACTATTTTGTAACAAGGTTGCAAATGTATGGTACAAGAAAAGATTACTTGATTGCCGCTTTAGAAAAAGAATTGGTTATATTATCGAATAAAGCGCGTTATATTCAAGAGCTTCTAAATGATACAATTGACTTGCGAAAGAAAAAGAAGGCAGAGATCGTGGAAATGTTACTTGGCAAGAGTTATGATAGAATTGACGATGACTTAGAATTCCAGTATCTAGTTAAAATGCCGATGGACAGTGTTTCGGAAGAAAATGTGGACAAGCTAAATAGAGAGCATAAAGATAAATCGGATGAATTGCAACGCATTAAAGAAACAAGTGTACAGCAGATGTGGCTATCGGAACTAGAAAATTTGGAACAAGAATATGGTAAGTATAGAGCAGAACGAAATCAATCAGGAGATGATAAAAAGAAGACAGGTGCTAAGATTGTGACAAAGCCGGGTACTGCAAAGAAAGTGGTTAAAAAGGGAAAAGGATTAGATTTAAATCTGGTTGAAGAATAAACTTATTATAGAGTAGTTATAGACTTATTATAGAGTAGTTATAAAATTATTTTTTTTACATTAAAAATGTATATTGTGAAAATATTTAAATATATTTTATTAAATAATATAAATATATTTAAAAATGCAAATAAATAACATCATGGATACCATGTTTTTAAAAAGGTTTTGTTTACCATCTAATACAGATTTAGATGAGTTTAAAAATAATAATATGGTTGCAAGTAAATGTATATGTGGAAATTATTTTCACGTGTCATGTGTATTTCAAGGTAAATATAATATATTATCAATTGGAATGAATAAATATGCCGACGTTGACGGTACTATGCCAAGTATTCATGCAGAACATGATGCTATTTTACGTCTTCCTTGTTTAAAAAATAAGAATAAAAAGAAGAAAGTTAAAATAAATTTGTTAGTTATACGTTTCTTAAAAACATATACATTGGCCAATAGTAAACCATGTTTAAATTGTATTCAAAATATGATCGAGATACCAAAAAAAAGAGGTTATAAAATTGAAGACATATATTATTCAGAAAATAATAATACTATTATTAAAACAAATATAAATAAGTTATTGAATGAAAAGGCACATCATATTACATCATATTATCGCAACAATCGATATTTACATCGAAAACATAATTAAAACCAGCTAGGCATCTTATAATTGCGTCGATCATTTTGTGATGTCATTACTGGTGTCGACAATGGTACCGCTAATGTGCTAACATCATGCAAATATTTCATATAACCTTGTGCTTCTGAATACACATGATGAATACAATAATCCAAAACTATTTTATTTAACGCTTGAATTTGGCCCTGAATATCGTACTCTAAATTCACAGAATGCTGTAAAAATACGCTGCGCATAATGATCTTAAGCGCATCACAATCTTGAGGCGCCACTATGTAAAGACCATTAGACTTTTTATAAACTCCGGCTCTTATTCCATTTTGAACAAGTTGAATATTATTTTGAGAAAAATATGCTTTCGATAATGGGTTTTCGTCCCATTGACCTAAAGTTGGTTCTCTAAATGTAGTGCATTGATTTGCCGGTATTTTATCATACATTGCAAACAAATTAGAAATGTCAGGAGCTTCTTTTCTAGCTAATATATCAACACGACCATTAGAACTTCTACTTGGAATTATTTCAGAGCTATTCATATTATAATATACTCATAAAAAAAATATATATTTAATTTATATAATGGAAATGTCTTTTCAAAAAGCTGTTTTATTAATTGCAGTTGTATTTTTAATACTTTTTTTAGTATTAATTGGTGTTGCGTTATCTAACTCTACTAGTACGGCAGATTGGCCTCCTGTTGTCGGATCTTGTCCTGATTATTGGGTAGATCTATCAGGAAATGGATCACAGTGTTTTAATAGTCATCATTTAGGAACATGTCCCGCTTTTATACCAACGGCTGATGATAAAAAAACAATGAATTTTAATCAAGCTCCATTTAACGGAACAAACGGTGATTGCGCTAAATATAAATGGGCTAATCGATGCAAAATATCATGGGATGGTATTACATATGGAGTATCTAATCCATGCATCGTAACAAAACCCACAGAAGAAATATAAGTAATTTAAGGTTTAAGGTTTAATATTTAATACATAAAATATTTAATATTAAAAATAATTTATTATATAAATTAATATGTCTATTTTTTCTAATGATCCAACACATTTTTTTAAAAATATAAATAAATTGCCTAGAGAATTGTGTTTAATTGTTAGTTTGTACATTCCTGCGGTTGCTAAAATGTCTCTAAACAAGGAACTCTATTTTAAATATCACTATTTATTTAGAGATTGTATTAATCCTAAGCAATTAGAAAACTATATTAGAACAATCATAAGACAAGATAATGACTTTGTTTTTCATCAATTATTAATAGAAAATCAAAATAAATGGTTTAATATGAAAAAATATTTATATCAAGACAGCATTTATGCAAATTATATTTTCTTTTTAAAAATATATTGCGTTGAAAATCAATCAAATAAATGTAAACAAATAATTAATAATTTATTAGAACAACTTGGTTTAAGTAAAAATCAACATAAAAAGAATATTATAAGAAATATAAGATGGAATTATTAAACATCAATAATTTATTAAATCGTGAAGAAGAAGCAACCAAAATCAAAGATATCCTCAAAAATTTTGAGTTAAATAAGCACAATTTAGCTACTAAAAAAGGCATCTATATTTATGGTGAACCTGGCTCCGGAAAAAGTTCGTTTGTTATTAACATACTTAAAGAATTAGATTATGATGTTATTAAATATGATGCTGGAGATATTCGAAATAAATCTATAATCGATACTATTACAAAGCATAATATGTCTGATAAAAATATTATGAGTTTATTTCATAAAAAAGTGAAACGTTTAGCTATTGTTATGGATGAAATTGATGGCATGAATAATGGCGATAAAGGTGGAATTAATGCATTAATTAAAATTATTAGACCAAAAAAAACCAAAAAACAACGTTTAGAAGAAATCACATTAAATCCCATTATATGTATTGGAAATTATCATATTGATAAAAAAATTAAAGAGCTCATGAAAGTTTGTAATGTTATTGAATTGAAATCTCCAACAAAAGTACAAATGAGTAACTTGATAAGTATTCTTTTACCTTTAATTGATGAAAATATTAAATCTAGTATTATTACCTTTATTCAAGGTGATTTACGTAAGTTAAATACTGTTTATGATCTTTATAAAAACAAGCAAAGTATTTTAAATAGTAATATTATCAAAAATATATTTTTAATGAAATCATACAATGATGATACACGAAAAATTACAAAAAAATTAATCAATAATCATTATTCGATTGAAGATCATTTAACTATTATGAATGAAACGGATCGTACTATTGTTGGTCTTTTATGGCATGAAAATATTATTGATGTTATTGGTAAAATGAAAAAAGAAGTATCCATTCCATTTTATTTAAAAATTTTAGATAATATGTGTTTTGCAGATTATATTGATCGAATTACATTTCAAAAACAAATTTGGCAATTCAATGAGATGAGTTCATTAATTAAAACTTTTAAAAATAATTCTATTTATCACGAAACATTTAATAAAAAAAAATTAAAGTTTAATCCTACTGAAGTACGATTTACCAAAGTACTAACAAAATACTCTACCGAATATAATAATTCTATTTTTATACAAAATTTATGTCAGCAATTAGGTATGGACAAAAAAGATCTATTTGGGTTCTTTCTTGATATTAAAAATAAATATGATCCAGATACAACTGAAATCAACATGTTGTTTGAAAATTATGAAATTTCTAAATTAGATATTAATCGAATTTATAGATATTTAGAAAAATATACAAAAGAAAATACAGATGAAGTTGAAGTATCTGCAGATGAAAGTGATTTAGAAGATTAAACTAACATTAATAACTTTGAAATATAAGTATTTAAATTTTATGTAATTTATTAAATTATATAAAATATGTATTAATCAATTATTGTATTCTATCTACTTACAGATATTTATCCTTTAATGCATTAAATCTTTTAAACCATGCATCCTTTGTTTCTTGATCTACAATCGTAAATTGATGATTTTCATATTGTGATGGAGTATCGTAATATAAATGAATAGGGCCATTTAATTTATCAATTCCTGTACAATTTGCAACAGTAAAATATAAATACTCCGCCTCACTTCCAACCAAGTGATTTGTGTACGCTCCCGTTACCGCATTTTTAATATATGACCCAAAATCTCCTGAACCATACATGTTAATAGTTACGGTATCATAATATTTACCATCAGTCCATTTTGAATTTAATGTTCTTTTAATCGTATAATATCTATTTTTCTTTACACGCGGCTGCTTATTCTTCAACAAGTTTGACGGTACAGATGATACTACACTAAAATCATCATTAATTCTATTCATATCCTGCTCTTGATCGTATGCGTACATATTTATACTATATATATAATAGTTGTCATTTCTTTAAATGAATTTTTTAATAGTAATATATTATTTCTTATTTCTTTTTTCGTATTTCTTATTTCTTTTTTTTATATTCTTCTAATTCATTTGTTAAATTTTTCACCTTTTTAAGTAGTTCATTTATTAAATATGTTTTATCTGATAATTGTTTTTCATATTGTTGTTTAATCGCCTCTACATTTGCATCTGCCGTATATTTTTTTTGATAGCTCATCATTAATTTTTGCTGAGACTCTATCATTTTATTGTGATCTTCCATACGTTTATTTCGTTCTTCTTCCATTAATTTCATTTGCTCTAATAATTTTGGCTTATGTTCCGGCTTACCAGGTTCATAATTTTCTAATAAAATATTCATATCTTTTGTGTAAAATTGTTTTAAACTATCATCTATAAAATAATCATCAACCTGTAAATTGGTTTCTACTGTTTTTGTCATTTCTAAATTATCTAATAATTTCTCTTTATTTAGTGAATTATGCTTATGTGAAAAAACAATGATTGACTTTAAACTATCTAGTTGCTTCAAAGGAATTGTATAGTTCTTAAGAAAATATTTCTCTTCTGCTAGTGCATTTTCATTATTATAACTAGTTTCTTTTAGCAACTCCTTTCTAAAAGCAAAAGTAGCCGCAGTTGAATGATACTCTTTATATGGCCCACATCTATACATTTTCTGTCTGCTGTCAAAATAGACATACATTTCACTACAACCTGCAATTAAAAATTTTGGATTGTCTAACAATGTTTGCACTGCATGCGAGATGCGTTCAGGTGGGTAATAGTCATCATCATCCATATAGATAATAATGTCGCCCGAGCATTTATTATGCATTAGATTTCGCTTTCTACCTAACAACATCTTTTCTTTATAATAAGTGTATTTCACTTGTTTAATATGAGTAACTAGGTCTACAATAGGGTCTGTTCCATCATCAATTATGATCCATTCGATCCTATCTTTAGGATATGTTTGTTGTTCAAAACATTTAATCATATATGGTATAAATGGTCTGCGATTAAAAGTAGGAGTACATATACTAACAAAAGGAAAATTTGTTTTGTCTTTCTGCATAATATTATTTATTTATTTATATTTATATTGTTTCGTTTATTTAAACTAATTGAATATTATACATTTTTACCTTTGGAGTAACTAATTTTTTTGCATTTCCTCCTTTAAACATTTTACTACCTCCTCTAATCAAAGATTTAAGAACATTTACTGGCTGATTTGTAACATTACTAATTTTATTTCCTGCTTCCCTGTTAGGTTTTTCTTTAGGTACTGCAAAGCAAGTATCTACTGGTTCACCCTTTTCTGAAAGTGGTTGCGACAAAGGAGGAAATTCTGCCTTCAAATTTACAGAAAATAATGATGCGCTTGGATCATCTGTAGCTAAAATATTCATACCAAATATAAGTATTAAAATAGCTATTATAACACCAGGCATATATGATGCACCTAAATATTTATTTGTAGAACTTATTAAATTTAACATTACAAGTATTATTATAAATGTCTTTTTATAATACAATACATTTTTTATAAAAGAAAATAAATTCTGTTTTGGAGCATCTGCAGGATTAGCCAGAGGTTCTTTTTGTCTTACAACATAAGTAGCTGATAATGATTTTATAAATGTATATAATGTAATAAATACAGGTGATACTGCTGCAGAGCATAATGCTACAAATAAATAAAATAAAAAAGCAAATATTTTTTTTACATAACTAAAAATTAGTTTTCCATAATCAAAAATACCTTGGGGTTCTATACCGCTCGGAGGTCTTCCATTAAATGCATCTGGATCCCATATATTTTTAAATAATTCTGGTATATTTGATAAATGTGAATATATACTATAAATAAAATTACCCATGTAAATAAAAGTTAATATTACTGAAAAAAATAATGCAAAAATTATCATTGTTGCCCATTCTGGTAAATAATTCATGTAGTAAAATACATTTGATAAAATTTTAAATGACATACATAACATCGATTTTAATGTATTATTTTCAAATGTCCAAAAAGGACTTTTTAAACCAGGGGGTGATGGTGTTTCTTTTGTGGTATCTGTACTCGGATCTGCCTTATATCCAAGAGAGCATAACCAGGTATTTGTAAAATTTTTCATAAAATCTAGATTTGCATCAGGGTTAATAAAATTTGCCTCTTGTATCCAATATTTTAATGGTTGAGCCCAAAATCCTAAACCATAAAAGCCTAATTGTTTTACAGGGTTCATATAAATAATATCTATTTCAACATTTCTTTCAAATTTTTCATATGGTGATGCATCACATGTAGTTGGTAAAATATTTGCATTTGCAACCTTAGTAAGAAATAACCCAATAGATCCAATTAAAACAACCCCTACAAAAACACCCGTTATTAATCCATTACTAAAATTTTTAAAAAATCCTGGCCAATCGGTTTTATCAGTTGTTTCTCCTTCTTCTTGAGCTTTTTTTTCATCAATTGCTGTCGGCGCTTCTTTTGACATTTTATAATAAATATATATTAAATTTTATGAAATAAATAATATAAATACAAACTATTACTATAATATATTATAAATTATTTATGGAAAAATTAAAAAAAGAATTAGATTTTAATGATGTTCTTATTTTGCCTCAACCTAGTGAGATGTATTCTAGAAGCCAAGTTATTTTAGAGCGAACTTTTTCCTTTTGTAATTCACATTCTAACAAATTTGTGTCATGGACCGGTATTCCTATTATTGCTGCTAATATGGACACTACAGGCACATTCGAAGTTTGTGCTATTTTACAAAAATATAAAATGCTCACTGCGCTAAATAAATTTTATACTGTAGATGACTATAAAGCAACTAAAGTTCAATTAGATCCTGAATATTTTATGGTTAGTACCGGCATTAGTGATGATAATCTGCAAAATTTAGTAGAAATTATGGAGTATACAAAGTGTCGATGGATTTGTATTGATGTTGCAAATGGATATATGCAATGTTTTGTGAATTTCTGTAAAAAAGTTCGAAATTTATTTCCAGATAAAATAATTGTTGCTGGAAATGTAGTTACAGGCGAAATGGTTCATACGTTAGCATTTGAAAGTGGTGTTGATATTATCAAAGTTGGTATCGGTTCTGGTAGCGCATGTCTTACCAGACGTCAGACCGGAGTAGGTCGTCCTCAGCTGCAAACGGTCATTGAATGTGTAGAAACTTGTAAAGGTATGAATGCATATATTGTCTCAGATGGTGGAATAAAGTATCCAGGTGATATGAGTAAAGCATTTGGAGCGGGTGCACATTTTGTTATGCTTGGTGGTGTATTTTCAGGACATGATGAAAATCCGGGCGATATAGTTGAAGAAAATGGACAAAAATATAAGTTATTTTATGGAATGAGTTCAAGTCATGCTATGGAAAAATATTTTGGCAAAATGGAAGAATATCGATCATCTGAAGGAGCTTTAATAAAAGTTCCATATAAAGGCCCAATAGAGAAGACTGTCAAGGATTTTTTAGGTGGTTTAAGAAGTACTTGTACATATGTCGGGGCTGATTGTTTGGAAAATTTGCCCAAGTGTACTAATTTCGTAATAGTATAAGTGTTTACAACATTGAAAATTTAAAATGGTACGTTTTCTTAAAATAAAAATATATAATTACTAATTAAAATTAATTAAAAAACATATAGAAACAAAGCTAGATGATATATATACAATTATGTCACAATTCCTTAAATTAACATCTATTATAATAAATAAAAATTTAATTACCAGTGTTTTTATAAAACCAAATAAATATCATATCTATACTGTTGAAAATAATATTAATGGGTATATGCTATTTGGTAGCGGTGGTGCTAGTTCTAGTCCTGAAAAAATTGTAATTTGTAAAGAAAAAGATACTGAAGATTATAACATTATTAGTAAATGGATTGACACCATATAGGATATAAAATATGTAGATAATAGTTAAAATAAACTACTATATATAATAAAATGAATATAGTAATAAATATATTAAAGATATTTATGATATCTATAATATAAAATATAAAATATGGGAATTTATAGTAATGGTAGTATTTTTGGATTAAGAATATACAATTTTAACGATAATGATATTAGCAATACATTATTTGAAGAAAAATATAATGAAATAATGTCTCATGAACAAATGAGACAAGCATATTTATTCTATAGTATATTAAATGATAAAAATGGAATATTTTTTAAAATTTATACTGAATGTACTAGCACATTAAATCCATATAATAAAGAAAGTTTTATGGATTGGCATCCATTATCATTGCAACAATTTTTAGAAAAATTTGGTGTTTAAAGATCTAATGTCTTTGAAAATATATATAAATTAAATTATTACTTTATATATATGAAGATATCGAAAAATATAAAATATTTTGCAATATTTGCATTCATTATATTTATTTTATATATTATAAATAGTAACTTAAAGGAAGGGTTCGATCCCAATGCATTACTAACATATGACAGTGATAGTCCAAAAAATAGTCATAATGTAGATGTAGTCAATAATAAATATAGTTGTTCCAATTTTTGTGGACCAAATGCACAATGTGCTATTACGAGAGAGCAATGTACTTCTGATGTGGATTGTCAGGGATGTAAACCACCAATTACTGCACCTCCAAAATATTTAACAACTAGAGAAGTGAAACCATTGAATGATGCTGGTAAGTTAACATTGAGTCAAACCCCGCAATATTCTTCGCTAACGACCGATATTGGCTCTGAAGCAGCTTATGCTAGACCCGGATCCAAAAAAGAAGAAATTTATAGGGGGTATGATGGTTACGATATGTGGACAAAATCATTCAATTATGGTCTAGGGTTGGCAGATATGAAGCTTGTTTACCAAAATTCTCCAGAGCCAGCCGAGTATCGATCTTTACCAGTATATCCTGTAACAAGAACAGTAACTGGACTATTTTATGATACGGGACCGACTGCATCAAATGCGGATCTCTAATCTGCATTTAAAGAGCCAAAATGTGGATATATTATTTATATAATGGTATAATTATATAAATATATAATTAAAGTATTATGATATATAACAATGTTGTTACCAAAAGAATTATTACATATAATACTAGAATATGATGGAAGAATAAAATATAGAAAAGGTGAGTACGTAAACATAATACATAAACTTGATCCAAGATACAATATTATTCAAAAAATTATAAATAAGAAGATTGTAATAATGGAAAGAACACAAATCGAAAATATTACTAATTTTTATTTTGAATTTAGTTTTGATACTGATTGTGCATTTGGTCTATGTTATGATTATAATTTTTCTCGACCAAATCAATTTGAAATTTGCTATTATGATTTTAGAGATTATAATACGAGACAAATTAGAACTTATTTGTAAATATTATCGTTTCCTTGATTTCATCGATTTTCTTCCATATTTGCAATATTGTTTTTGTGAAAATCCCTTGGGTCTTTTGCAGTTTATACTTTTCTTATATTTTAGTGACCATTTGTGTCGTTTTTTTGCTGTTTTCAAAGCCATATATAATATTAAAATATAATATATTATTTTGACCCTGTTTCTTTCCATTTGTTCTTTAAGTTGTTTTATAATATATATTATTCGCCTATTTTTCATTTAATTTTCAACATAATTAATGTTAAACCCATATAGCATACAATGTAATACTTGCTCCACCATTATATGTAGTAGTATAACCTGGTCCATAATTTGTTCCTGAACCATTCGCCGCAGTATTCCATCTACTGAAAGTAAATCCTCCTGTTTTTGCTAATGATCCAGTATTTCCACCAATTGTAATAGTTGTAGTTGCTGTATAAGGCGACATATATTGTGGAGGTGGCAGAGAGCCACTTGTAGAACCATTTCCATTATATTCAACTGTGTAATTAGGTAATGGTGGATATATGTATTGAGAACCAGACGGTGGTGTAATACTAATAGTTGTTAAAGCATTATCGGAGTTTGTAATAATTCCATAATAAGGATAGTATGTGTTTGGTGCATTTGTCCAAGAAGCTCCACTATTCGCTGTATAGAAGACATTATTAGGAGAAGTAGAAATAAGTGTGCTTGTGCTATTTGAGAAATTTAATGTAAAACTTTGATTGAAAAAACTATACGTAGCATTACTATTTATGGCTGTTAATCCGCACCCGTTAAAACTTGTTTGGGTTGAAATGCTATATGTTGGTGGACTACTACTATTACTTGGGTTAAGTGTTGCGTATGTTAGACTTGAGATGGTTGTTCCAGAAGGCCAGTAATTAGCATCTACTCCATTTGTAATTGTTTTAGCATAATTATAGTTATTTGCTGAATTAGCATAAGTTGTATTTACATTTATTTGTATAGTAGTTTCAGTTATAACTGTCTTGCTTGCGATAGAAATTATACCTAAAGGTGCGGCACCAGATCCATAATTTGATGTTGTTGTACCTAAGAGTGCTGTTGTATAAATTGTTACAGTATCTGAACTCTTAATTATTTGGGCATATGGGAAAATATATTGTATAGATGTAAGTCCAGAACCTCCTCCAGTTGTTCCACCTCCACAATTTTTAACAGGTGAACCTGGTGCCCATTGAGCAAAAAGCGTTACAGTTTTAGATGTAAATGTATATCCAGGAGCATATAAAGAACCTACACCAGTAGAAGAAGAATTCCATCCTAAGAATGTATATCCTGGTCTTGTAAGAGAACCTTGGCCCAAAATCGGAACTTGAACACCTGTTGGATAATTTGTTGGTGCAGCAGGAACCGAACCACCAGTAGCATTATTGGCGTCATATGTTACTGTAACAGCTGGAGAACTACCCCATTGGGCGTATAATGTTGTATTTGATGTCATTGTTATTTTAGAACCAGCAGGATAACTTGTTCCAGATCCATCAGTTGCAGTATTCCAACCATTAAATATCAGAGACCCATTTGTATAACCAGTATTTCCTAATATATTAGCAGGTGATCCAGCTGAATAACTAGTTGGTGAAGCAGGAGCTGTTCCTGACCCTCCATTAGGGTCATATGTTAATGTATATGGACCACCCGCTGGGATCCATTGAGCGTATAAGGTATAATTTTGAGACATTGTAATAGTTGAACCAACTGGATAACTTGTTCCAGTTCCATTAGCTAAAGTGTTCCAACCAGCAAACACAGGAGAAGAAGTATTTGTAAGAGAACCCGTATTACCCACTATATTTTCTGTCGAATAAGCAGGATAAAATGTTCCTGAACTTGATGGTACTGTTCCTCCTGTGAAATTATTTCCATTATATGTTATTCTAAAACCGCCAATTATCCAATTTGCATACAAAATAGTATCCGCATTAATTGTAAATATGTCTCCACCAACATAATTTGTTCCTGACCCATCAGCAGCAGTATTCCAACCGGCAAATTGGTTGCCTGTTTTAGCTAATATAGGAGATCCGGAATTTCCTAAAACTGTTACTGTGGATCCTGACATATATGGAGATGATAAATCTGTGGGTGGATTTGTTCCTGGATTATTTCCATTGCCTAAATAAGTCACAGTATATGTCGATGGAACTACCGGTGTCCACTGTGCATACAGTATAACATTGGAAGAAGGCATGGAAAATGTAGCACCAGGTGAATAAGATATTCCAGATCCATCTGCGGCGGTATTCCATCCCGTAAATGTGTTACCTGTTTTTACAAGTGATCCTGTGTTTCCTAAAACTATTACAGGGGTTCCTGCCGTGTATGGAGATGATCCGTCTATAGGAACAGAACCGCCTGTAAAATCATTTCCATTATATGTTACCGTGTAAGTAGTAGTTGGAGGATTTGGAGGATTTGGAGGATTTGGTATAGGAGATGGATCTACATTGGTACTTTGCGTATATCCACAATATCTTCCACATCCATATGCTCGTTTATCATTTGCTAAACCAGACCTTTTCTTTCCTGCCATATAGTATATTTCTAAATTATTAATTTATTTTTCATTTAATTTGTCGATTACAGCTTCTTTCGCGACTTTGCTAATAATTTTATCAATATTTTTCATTTGTTCTTCCGTTGTTAGTCCAGACATTGAATTTCCAACAATCTTTAAGTATAGATCATTCTTTCTTGACTCGGAGTCCGTGCATCCTGGATGCATTTTTCTCCATTCGCTTATCTGTTTAATATTTTCAAATGCAACTTGTTTTATTGCTTTTTTCAAAATTGGTTTATTTTCTTCTTCTTTTGTCCATTGATCATCATTTTTAATGTACAAAACTTCCCTTTTTAGATCTGAACAGTGTATAGGTCTTTTATTAATATCAAGCTCTTTAAGGTTTTTATTCATTATTCTAGAAACACCTTCTATATAACCTAGTCGCCCGGTTGCCTCTAAATCTTCCAATTCTACTTTTATTGAACTAACAAACTCACTAATATTTAAAGCATCTTTACATTCTTCGTTTAAAAAGATCTGCAAATTAAATGTCTTGTTATGTGAATTATTTGTATTGTTAGTTGTAATATTTACTGATTTTTTAGCTAATTCGATTAAAGACTGTTGAAGCTCTTGGTTTTGTTTTAATAATTGTATTATTAACAATTCTTTGTCAAAGTTTTCTGGTAATTTTTCTTCTGTTTTTGGTTCTACAGGTTCATAGGGATTTTCACTTTTTTGATCAACAATCAAGATAGTACACTTCTTTTTATGTCTCCATAATCCGGAATTATCCATGTATATTTTACCACAAATACACGTATAATTTTTGTCTTGATGTATGATTTGGGACTTTTTAAAAGTATCCAAATAGTTCACATCATAATTGTCGTAATTGCATTGCTGAGCATTGACAAAATGTTTCATGGTAAGCAAATGTTTGTTGAAGTCTTTTTTCCTATACGTAATATAGTCACATTTTTCGCATACAAAATCAGGGGGACTTTTTGGGACTTTTGGATTGCTAAACATTGCCTATATAAGCAATGCTGAAAAAAACCTTTAAACCCTTTTTTTTAGAAAAAATAAAATTTTATCGTAACATTTTTTTTCGTGAAAAAATGAAAATGAGAGCATTATGCTCACAAACCATTTTTCGCGAGGTCAGAATCCAAAGGGGACTTTTGGTTTTCAAAATTGGACATTTTTAAAAATGTCCAAAATCCAAAAAAATCCAACAAATTTTTGTAGAAAAGTATAGGAGTCCAGAATTTCAAGAATTAATATATATTATTTTTAACTTAAAGAACCAAAATGTACGCCTGATTATGCTGCGAATATGGTATCAATATTGCTCGTAAATTGTGAGCACAATGGTCTCATATTTGGCAGCAATAGGGCCGCTATTTGGCAGCATAATTGTCGGCAATCATGATGTCAAATGTTATTTTAATGATGAATTATTTGTGAGCATATATGGTCTCAAGTATTTTGCACTGGTTGCTTGTTAACCTTACGACAAATTTCGTCCTTTACTGTTAGCTCACGGTTATCCAATAGTTGCTTTGTTAGATCCGTCGCTACATCCGGCTGGTCTTTATAGTACTTCTGTAACTCTGCAAGCAAATACTTCGCCGAAATTGGCTTCTTTGTTTTCTTTTGCTTGTAAAGTAACGCACCACCATTGATGTCAAAACAATCAATCGAATTTGTCTTCATAATGGTAACTAGATTGTCTGTTAACCCTTTTTTCCTTGCAGTCTTTTCCTTAATATCCGATTTTGCCTTGGCAATATCATTATCCAACTTGATCCACTCTTTGATACTTGATATGAGCTCTTCTTTAGTTGATTTGTTAGATGCAGTTACAGGAGCTGGTTTATCTAAAGGTACTGGGTGTTCATCTACTCTTTGTGTTTGATCCATTATTAATATTAATTATATATTTAATATTAATTTTAAATAGTTATTTATTAATTTATATTTTAAAATGTATTACATTTTATCCATTACATTTTAGCATATTTCTTGCCAACCGTTAGCCAAAGCAAAACGGAAACAACTGATCCTGTAATATAACCTTGTCCAAGACCTTGTTCTCCCTTAAAATAGTAACCAATTAGAGGCATAATAACGCACGATAATAAAGCATAAAATGCCATGACTTGCCAAAACACTGTATTCATTTTATATACTATATAGAGATAAAAGATTATTTTGGAGTATGCCTTTTACACAAATTTGTTTCGTTAACCGATTTTTGACCACATTGTTCCCCTTTTCTTAAACCCGTCTTAAGAACTGCAGTACAAGCGCAGTTTAAGCAAAGAGTAGGGTCTTTTACTGCTTTTGGTTTAGGTTCCTTTGCTTTTGCCGCTTTCGCTGCTTTCGCTTCAATTTTTGCAGCTTTTTCTTCCAGAGCTTTCTGCTTTGCTGCCGCTTTTGCTTTAAGCTTATCTTCAATTGCCTTCTTCTTAATCTCTAACTTAAACGCTTTTACTTCTCCTCTAACATGATTAGGACAAAACAATTTTGTTGACCCGTCAGGAGCTACAACTGGTGTCGCATATGAATTAAAACAAGGAACATTTTTTCCACTACTAATTGTAGATATTACACAGCAAGTACCTTTGGAAAATTGATATCCATAAGCCATATAAGTATAATTTCCTGGTAAGCTAGATGATGAAGGCACATAAGATGTTTTTATAACGCGATAATCAGTGTCAGTAGTATTTACACCGTATTTTTTCTGAAACGGTAGATCCTCATGATAAGGCAATAGTGTAAACTGAATATGCCTGCAATAAGGGCACTTAATAAAATAATCCAACCTAGAGTCGCGAAATTTCTGATAGTCTTTTTTAGACAAAACATCGGTAGTATAAGACAGAAAATCAAACTTTTGTTTACAAATTTCAGTGTAAAGTGCGTCATAATTAAATTTATGATTGCACTCTAATGTAACAAAATTAGCAACCAACTTTTGTCCGGTGATTTCACAGACCTGGGTCTTGTCTTCGGTGTCAGGTTCTTTATCACTATCATAATCTAATGAACTATAAAGTGATCCATAAAAATCAATATTTCCTTCTATTTTATAATTAGGCATAATATATCTTTGCAATTAATCTTTAAATTTATTTTATTTTATTTAGTTATAAATATGTCACCTAGTCATTGGGGCCCACCAACATGGATGTTTATTCATACTCTAGCAGAAAAAGTGAAGGAAGATGAATTTCCAAAAATAGGTCAACAAATGATTTCGATCATTATGCAAATTTGTTATAATTTACCGTGCCCAGATTGTGCGGATCATGCAAAAATATTTTGGTCAAAAGTGAAGATAAGTAATGTGAAAACAAAGACAGATTTGATTAATTTATTATATGTCTTTCATAATACAATAAACAAAAGAAAAAATTTGGGACCATTTAGATATGATAATTTGGGGTACTATAAAACAAAAAATGTGATAGATACATTTAATAAATTTGCGAGGAATTTTAATACGAAGGGGAATATGAAGTTGTTGACGGAGTCGTTCCATAGAGGACGCCTTTTGACGTCGATAAGAAACTGGTTAATAGCGAATATAAATGCATTTGATCAATAAGTAAGGGAACTGCCGTTCCCTTATGATCCCATGCTTTTAAAGGTACTATTTAAGGGCATATGAAATAGTACGGCCGTCATCGCTTTATAGTCCCATGCTTTTAAAGGTACTATTTAAAGGCATATAAAATAGTACTACCATTATCGCTTTAGCAAAGCAAAGCATACCTTATGATCTCATGCGTTTTAATAGAACCTTAGAAAAAGGAAGGATCATAAAGAAACCAAGGTTTCCTTACTTAGTATATATCATATTTATCTCTTAAATAATGTATGACAATATCTTCTTCTTTATCGTTTAATTTTGTTCCTTGTCTTTCTAATAATTCAATAATATCTTTATATTCAGCCATATCTCTATGGTCTTGTGGAAGGTCGAGTACTATTTCATCTACTTTTTTAAAAAGTTTTTTAGTAGAAGTAGGAATATGTGATTTACCATGCTTTTTATGCGTAAATCCTTGAATAGATCTTATTTTGTTTTTTACGCTTTTCCAATGTTTAGCTGCTCGTAAATTAATAGTCATGGCAGGTATCTTATTAGATTTAATCGGCGTCTTGCTTTTTGATGTCTTGCTTTTTGATGTCTTGGACTTGGTCGTCGTAGTCTTGGAACTTGACGTATCGTAGATCTTTTTCTTAGGAGTTTTTGCTTCTACAAATTGTTGACTAGAATAATAGGGAATTGCTCCGCGAACTGGATTTAAATAAATATTATTAAGTCCCATGTGTGTTAATACTTTCTTGAAAAAATTTAATAATTTGGTACCGGCTCCTTTAGTTTGTTTTTTTTGATTGCTGCAAAATGCTTGTATTTTGGCTGATCCCGCGGTCGGTGACCATTTAAAAACAATTGCTGCAGTAACCGTAAAATTGTTAGGGTCATCTGGATCAATATCTAAAGACAACAAAGTAACATATGTATCTTTATTTGCGTTATCAATTAAATATTGTGAATTAATTCCTTTTCCATTTTTTGAACAAAAAGTAATAAATGCTGTTTCGTTTTCTTTGATGTGTCGGTCATAATATTCATTAAAATTATCATTATATGTATCATTATTAATTTGAGAAACGCCAAAATCTTGGATCATTGTTGACGCAATATCCATCGTTTTTAGTCCAGAGTACAAATCTTTTGGAATCCATAGTGTCATAGAATGAGACATATATTATAGGCATAAAAAAATAGTTTTATCTCATGCTTTTATTTTTTCAAATATAAATATAAAAGTCAATTGTGAATTCATACCAGCTAGGTTGTCCTCTGCGTTTGTGCCAAGTTGCAAAGCGTTGTTTATCTTCTGACATATAGTAATTCTTGTATGACTGTATTGGATCATCTGTTTTATATTTTTCAGGCATTGCAAGAGCAAATGGAGTTAAGCCTTCTGCTTCAAATTTTTCAGGAGAAGGAGCCTTTGATCTCAAGATCTCTGCTATTAAATAAGATTTATGAAATTTTGTATCAGGATGACCGTAGCGAAAGCGCCATTCTTTGTGGAGTTCTTCAACCAAGTCCAAGGTCCACATATAATTGGCAAGCGATTTTCGAACCCAGATTGTTACAGGATGATTTTTATGTGCGGTTCGATATATTTGTAAGCCAGTTTCCTCGTCTTCTGGATCTAAAATGCGTTTAGCAGAGCAAAGCATTTGTACTGCTTCTAATAAAATTTTACTAACATGTTTGTCCATCATGTATTCGGCAATTTCTCTTTGAATAAGAGAAAGTATAAATAGGTTCATTTTACAGTTTATGACTTGAAGATTTACAGAATAAGTATTTAAATAAAATAATCATATTAAAATAAAATATTTTCAATTTTTTTGGCTTCAAATTACAGCCAGCCATTAAATTTCTAAACAAATTTTTCGAAATCCTTGTAAATGGTCTTTATATAAAAGAGACTGCATGATTTTTATCGCCAAATCATTTAGCAAACCATAAGTAGAAATACAATAATTTTCCCAATCTTCTTTCCCATTAAGAAAATCATCTAAATTTTTCGCAAAATAGCGAAGCACATGCTCAATTGCATCATTCAAATACATCCAAACTGTGTTGTTAGTTTCATTGATGGCAGCCTTTAATAAAATATTAAAGTCATAACCAGCACGTCTTTCCATTTTATTTGTTGAATTTTGTATAATAGGAATTACTTTTTGTAAAAGCGCTTTGTACTTTTCTATTTTATCAGGATCAGATGATAAAATAGAAATATTAGTTTCGGGAGATTGTTGTTCTTGTATTTGTTCCATGTTAGATACTTATAGATGTTAAATTGTCTTTAAGTTGTTTTAATATATGTTATAAGTGTAGTCAATTTATGCGCTGACCGATGAGCCTACTATCGTCCCGTTACGGTAAAGCGAACATTTAAAATGTTGCTTGGAAGGCACTGTGCAGACCTCTTTGTTGCTGTTGAGTTCATTAATAAATAGAAGCGAGATCTTATCTGAATAAAATAAAATGACAGCCATTAACGCGCCAAATAATCCGCCAACTAAAAAGTCTCCTAGAACAGCAATATCAAGTGCAAAACATTGTGCATCAAGTTTAATGTATATATCAAAAATTATATAAGCTACAAAAAATAGTATTACACTATAATTTATCATATTAGTTTTATTTACTGAGGTAAGAATATACATTGGTGTAACAAAATAAAAGAGCGTAAATGTTAGCAAATAAGTACTGTATGTATACCCTGTAAATGGTATAACAGTTCCTGTATTACATATTGTATTTTTTAGATCTGGTGCTCCTTTACCAGGCGCAAAAGAATATAAAAAGAATATTCTTATAGCGGTTACAAAAAATACAGAGGCAATATAAAATAAACCTTTATTTAATGCCGAAGAAAAAATAGAAAATATTAAAATGGAAATCATAGTTAGTAATGGAGAATAAAATGATACCGATTGTAGTAATGTAACAGGAATAGGGGATCCCCCTAATGATAATATTGGTTTTTCACTATTCATATATTATTTTATTATATTATAATTTATTTAATAAATATATTAAATAAATCTAACAAATTATTCCATAATTAGTGCAATTGCCTCATTAACATGATCTACTTGATGAAAGCTTATTCCCTCTACTAATTTAGTTGACCCATATTTTTTCATGAATTCATCATAATCTTTTGCATTTTCTCTAGGAAATATGAAGCTCTTCACTCCTGCTTTTATCCCACCTTTGAATTTATAATTTAGTGCACCAATCTCACCTACTTTGCCATTTAGATCTGATGCCTCTCCAGTGACTGCAAAAGTATTCTTAATCTTTTTATCACTTAGTAAACTATACATCAAAATAGTGATTGCTATACCAGCACTAGTACCGCTCTTTGACACCGATCCGTCTCCCATATGCAGATGAATGCCGAAATTATTGTACTTAGTTTGCAGCTCTTTTTGCCTTTCACTTGATAACATATTGTAGGCCATAGTAAGCGATATTTGGAACGACTCCTGCATCATCTGATCTAACATGCCTGTCAACTTTAGATCCAGGAATTTAGTTGCAGGAAAGAATTTTGCGCTAGCAGCTAAAATCCCAGAGGATCCTAAACTAGTTGCATAAAGGCAATTAATTGACCCAACACGGCTTTCATCCGCTATTTTTGAAACACGAATTTCACGCCTATCTTTGAAATACTTATTTTTAATATCCTCTACGGTTACGATAATCGGTATTGTAGAAGTAGAACATGTTGTTGATTTCATTATTTCCAAGTTTATTTCGCCAACAATTTCATACAATTTCTCCTTCAGCTTCCTAACACCCGGCTCCAAAGTATATTCTTCAATAATAAATTTAAGCGTTTCTTTTGTTATTTCAATCATCCCATCCAGACCAACCCTTTTGTAAATCTCCGGCAACAAATGCTTGTTAGAAATTTCGATCTTATCTTCTATTGACAAATTATCGAATTTAATACGATGTACTCTATCTAACAAAATTTTGTCAATCGCATCTACATCATTGTAAGACAAAATAAATAACACTTTTGATAAGTCTAAATCTATACCTGAAAAATATTTATCTTGAAAACACTCATTTTGAGTTGTATCTAACAAATGCGTTAAAATTCCTATAATTTCCTTTCCATGTTCAGTGCGACTTATTTTATCTACTTCATCAATCAAAATAATAGGGTTCATACACTTTTTATCCATCAGAATTTGCACAATTTGTCCCCAAGTCGACCCAACATAAGTGTATGAGTGACCTACTAAGCTCGATGAATTTGCATCACCACCAATGGCAATTAAAGAAAAAGGCCTGCTATTTCCTTTTTCATCCTTTAAACAGTTCGCTAAACCTTTAGCTAATGTAGTTTTGCCAATTCCAGGTGCCCCTTCAAATCCAAGTACATAACCAGTGTTGTCATTTCCAGCAATCCATTGCGCTACAATTCGCTCCACTTGCTTTTTCGCCTTTTCATGCGAATGCACTGCTGCATCCAAAACTGTTGTTACATTATTCATGTAACTATTGATCTGATTAAAACGTTCATCTATTTGTTTTATTAAAATATTATTATTTGTATCAATATCAACATTAGTCTCCTTTACTAAATCTGAACTAACAAATATCTCTTTAAGTTCTTTAATAAATACTATATTTACATTTGTATCTGAATTCATATTCTCATTTATATAATCTGTCAACAGTTGTATCATCTGCATTCTATTTTTATTCGAATACATTATTTTTTTGCTTGTCTTTATAGAATGCTTAATCATAAGTTCATTTATCTTTAAAATATATGTTGTTAGTTCACTCTTAGATTTTTTTTGCAACATATCTAAATTAATATTTGTATCATTTTCTTTTACATTATTTTTCAAACCTTTTAAACAATTCGATATTTCTAAACTAGTATATTTCTCTTTTTTTTCGATTAAATTATGTATATTATTCGCTTGAATAAAATCCGCCTTGATTTCATTCATCAAATTTAAAATTGGTTCTCGTTTATAAATGCAAAATGGTATCTTTAACAGTCCATCTAAATATTGACGTGCCTTTGATCCAGTATCTTCTGTCTTTGCCTTCACCTCCTTTAACTTTTGCATCGCCTTTTCTTTCACTGTATCCGGCGCCTTTAACAAACAAATTTGCTGCTCTAATGGAATTTTCTGGCTATCAAAATTTGTTAGTTCATTCGTATATTGTACTGTCTTTTTCATTGCATCTTTAAAATACTGTTTTATTGACCAAGGAAAACTGTCAAACAATGTCGTCTGCTCCACTGTGTCAATTAATCCATTGTTATCATTCGATAGCAAATCATATAATAAATAAGCTAAATACTGATTATCATACTTATCTGACTTAATTAATAGTTGCATTATGGTTGATCTTTTTGAAAAAAGATCCGTGGAAAGAAATTCTTTTACCACTTGTGCAATTGTCTTCTGGCGTATTGCAGCCAAATTACTCAAATAACCTGCATATTTTGAATAAAATTCATGCGTATCATAAATCAAATAATCCTTCAAATTTAATGAGGTAATGTACTTGGCAAATGTCTCGTCTTGAAATTCTACTGTTTTTGGAGCATTCTCCTTTATTGTTTTAATTTTTGAATTTATAAACTTGTTATCTAACAAATCAACAATTATATCATCTACTGTACCTGAAATTATTAGGCTCTTCTTTTGCTGTGGATTATGCACTATTAATTGCAGTCCGTAAACCTTTAAATGAAATGGCTTGATCTTTATACTAATATCAGTGGAGTCTAAATTCTTGGATTTTTCTGTTAATACTGTGTCATCTTTGTCTCGCTTATCTTTTTCTGGCTTTTCTATTTTTTCTGGTTCAGATTCCACTTTTTTGGCATTTAAAATTTTGTAACTTGTCGGATGAAAATATTTTTTTAACAGCTCAAATTTATGCTTTTCCATTTCAGAACAAGCATAAGCATTTATTGAATTGTTTCCAAAACATATCCATAATAGATCTTCAAATAATTCCGTACCATAAAACTTGAATAAGGAAGACAGTTCATTATTGATGTATTGCAATATATTGATTATATTATCTGTTTTATCTGTACTTGTACTAACACCTTTAATATCGCTTAAACAATTTATTTCTTTCACCTTTTTACTTAAGTCTAACAATATATTTATACAATTAGTCACATCACTTACACCAATTATATTTAATGTTTTGTTCTTTTGTACATGCAAAATGGTCTTCTGGATCACATCTTCAAAAAATACAATTTTCTTTGATATTAATGTGATAATATCTGTTGAGACCTTTTTTTCAACTATTTTTTGGGTCATTGTTAATTATATATATAATTAATATAAGATACTAACGTTATAAGATACTAACGTTATAAGATACTACCATTGTAAAGTTACGTGATTGTTATAACTTTGTTAGTAGACATTGTTATTAATAATCATTTAAAATATGTATTAAACACTTCTCTACATACTTTTATATAATCATGGGTATCCCCAGCTACTTTTCCTATATTGTCAAAAATCATTCAAAAATTATAAAAAAATATGAAAAAAATGTCTTAAAGGTCGACAATTTATATCTCGACTGCAATTCAATCATTTATGACGTTTACAGTAAAATAACGTTCGATCCCAAAAGTAATGGGCTAACTGAGACCATTGCAATCACAATTATTCGGCAAGTTATTGCAAAAATTGAACAGTACATTAATATTGTCGAACCACAAAAAACTGTTATTGTTGCTTTCGATGGGGTCGCTCCTGTAGCCAAGTTGGAGCAACAGCGTCAGCGCCGTTACAAGTCTTGGTATCAAAATAATATTTCCAAGCAAATATTTAAGAAAACAACGACTGACACAGACGCTTTGGTCACTGATGCTTGGAATACGGCAGCGATCACACCTGGTACCATTTTCATGTCCGAATTAAATACCATGGTTTCTGCACACTTTGCATCTTATAAGCCTGTTAATGTCCTTGTTAGTGGCAGCAATAAGGCCGGCGAAGGTGAGCACAAGTTATTTGATTACATTCGTGTTTATCCTGAGAAACATGCATCTGAAACTACAGTGATCTATGGCTTAGATGCAGACCTAATCATGCTCTCGATCAATCATTTGCCAATTTGTCCAAAGATTTATTTGTTCAGAGAGACACCTCATTTTATTCAGTCTATTGATTCAAGCTTGGAACCAGATGCGAATTATTTCCTAGATATTCCAGAGCTGGCAAATGCCATTATTGGGCATATGTGTAACTACACAAATAATGAAGAAACCGTTATTAATTACAACAAGGTATACGACTATATTTTCATTTGCTTCTTTCTTGGCAATGATTTTTTGCCACACTTTCCGGCACTAAATATCCGTACTGGCGGAATAGATAAGATGATAAATGCATACAGAGCAACAATAAAACCAGATGAGAATTTGACCGATGGCAAAACAATTAACTGGGGCAATCTAAGAAAGCTGATCTCTTTTTTGGTGAAGCTAGAAGAGCAATATATTATAGCAGAGCACAAGACGAGAGATCACAAGGAACGGAATGCAAGCCGAACGCATATAAATGCGAATAAAACGACTTTACAAGAAGATGAATTTAAAAAATTTGAAAATACTCCTCAAACAGAGCGTGATCTAGAGAAATTTGTCAATCCATTTAAGCCTTATTGGCAGCAACGGTATTACAAAGGACTGTTAGGCATAAAATCGGACATAACAGGGCTTCTAACAAAGGATATTGCGGTGAATTATTTGCAAGGGCTAGAATGGACTATGAAATATTACACGACAGGTTGCGCTGATTGGAGATGGCAGTACAAATACAGTTATCCGCCTTTGCTGCAAGATTTGATCAAATATGTGCCGGTGTTTCCGACGGAGTTTGTACCTTTGAAACCATTTAATCCGGTGTCAGAAATTGTACAATTGTGTTATGTTTTGCCGAAGAATAGCTTAAACCTTTTGCCGAAGAATTTAGGACAAGTGTTACAAACAAATTATAAAGATTGGTATAAAGATGATTGTGATTTTATTTGGGCTTATTGTAGATATTTTTGGGAGAGCCATGTCGTAATGAATGACATCGATATTGGGGAGCTAGAACACTTTCTTTTGAAAAATAAGCATCTGTTTGTTTAGAAGCGATCTTAAGAAATTTTGTTATATATTATAATTTATTATCATAATATATAAGTGAAATGGTATTTAAAAGAAAAAGTAAAAAAAATAATAATAGAAACAAGTGTAAGATTACAAGGAAAAAAAGGAATAAATTTACAAGGAAAATGAAAGGAGGAGCTCCTCTAACTAGAGGACAAAAAACTAAATTAACAAACATGGGTTATACAGTTACAATTAGTAAGGGTATGTATATAATTACAGGAGTTCCAAAAAAATTATTAATAAATACAAGATTATCTAGAGATTTAAGAAAAGATGCCCGACTTGAAACTTTTAAAACATATATTAATAATTTACTAAGAAATGATAAAAATATTCCAAATAACATTACTGACATGGCATGCAAATATATATCAGGATGTGATTTGGAAATAAATGAAACAGCTCAAATTATTATGTCACGATTAAATCCTCAAGCTAATGCTCTTGAAATTCAAGAGTTTCAAGATCGCACAAAAAAAATAGGTTCATTTCAAGATACAAGTGATGGCTTAAAGGATCTTAGAGATATCCAAGAAGTAGTTTTTAATGAATTACCACGACCACCGCTACCACCACTACCACAAGATCCTGGTAGTAAACGTAAAGAACGAGAAGAACCACAACCACAGGTACAACCACAACTACAACTACACCCATTAACATTATATAAATATGTAATTATTCGAGAACTCGATGGAACATTTAAAATATATTATTCATGTGCACAAGGTTTATATCATTTTAGTTACATAGATTATCATGTAAAAAAAAATTATAATCGGGATGGAACACCAAGAGTTAATGCACAAGGACAACGAACCCCAGCAACAAATTTATTTTTTGTAAAAAATACGAGTATTCCTGAAAAAATTTTATTTTCAATGAGTTGGGGTAATACTCGAGTAAGAGATGAATGGTTTAGTCTTTTAAGAGATTTTGCGTTACAAAATGCACAAAATATAAATGACTTTGTTATAGCAAATATAAATAGATATCAAAATGTATTTAATGCATTTGGCGGCGATCTTGCAGCAATTATAAATCAAATACAAAGTCTAGGAAATATAGCTGATTATGCAAATTATGAGAATGAATGGAATACTGTAATAATGGGAAGTGAAATAAGTCATTCCTGTTTAACTTATGCATTAGAAGTTATGGGTGCAGGAGAATTTTGCACAGATAAAGATGGCAATATATATTATGTTGATGGGTGGAGTGGACATTTTAAAACACCACAAGACTATATACATGGAATCATGGAAGTGTTTCATCTATATGGGTACACTGATTTACAAATTTTTTTAAATCATCTTGCAAGAAATCAATATGATGTTAAATGTCGAGATGAAACTGCTGCAAATTGTAATAGCCAGCTTACTCGAGGTGTAACCATGAAAAAAGTAAAAGCGAATTAAAATTGATAATCCCTTAATTTTCCCAACAATTAGAAATCGATACGACATCGTTTTTTACTATTTAGGTGATTTTCTAAGAAATAATTTATTTTATCTTTTTAAATTACTTTTTGATTATAAAATAGATTAAAATATTTGGTTATTGTATAGAAATATGAGTACAGATAGATACCGTAAAGAAAAACGTAGAGATGATGATGATGATGATGATGACCTACCACGTGATTTTGAACGCAACGCAGGTCCTCGAATTCAAATTGATCGGTCTTTAATAACTAATGCTATTAGAGATAAAATAACAGAATATATTGCTCAAATTGCAGTTGATGCTTCTCCAGAAGAGCAAGCTAGACTTGTCGATGATATGATAAATATGACTGTTGAAATACAAGAAAAAATGATTTTAAAAAATAAAAGAAGAAAAGAAGAAATTGAAGCAACCAGAGAAATAGCAAACCAAGCTGGATTTGATAGACTGATGGAAATTAATGATCAGCAGACACTACAAACTTTGCAAGATGAAAGAACCTTTCAAGCGATACATGCGCTTTTAAATAGATTAGGTCCGGATAATGAAAACCTAAAACGTGAATTATTACGAAGTATGGTAGGAACACTTCAAAAAATGGTATTTGAACAACCTGATTTTCGTGATAAGAATCCATCATTGCGCGGTACATTTGATGATTTTACATGTGCATTATTTGAACAAATATCATCAAGTGTTCGTAATATAGCAGCTACTAGTGCTGCTGTTGTTACCGAGGTTAGTGCGCCACTGTCAGCATCTGCTATAATGATAATTTCATCAGTATATATGGGTACTCCTAAATTGGTTACCGCATTTGCTTTAGGATATCTTGGATATCAAGGAGGAACAATACTTGAACAAAATGGTCGCCTTTTTCAAGGATGGCAACAAGATGGTCTGAGAAACTGTGTTAGTGCTACCGCTACTGTACTAAATGGTACATGTTCTATAGCTACTGGTGCTGTGGTAGGGTCAGCCAATGTATTAAAAGGAATAGTAACGAGAATTGCTCAAGCAGGGGGAAGTGCAGTATACGGAATATCAGATATAGTTACTTCAGCTGTAAATATATATGGAACAATTAATGATTTCGAATGTAGTCCAGGATCTAGTCCACCCTCTAGTCAAGGATCTAGTCCAAGATCTAGTAATGGTTCAAGTAGGGCTAGTAATGTTTCTATATCAATTTTAAGTAGTGGAGTAGTTCCACCTGAAACGAAAGCCGCCCAAATTTTAAACGATGTTTTAGCTTTAGAACAAGGTCAAGTAACTGATCCACTTACAGGAGAAGTATTTGGAAGCCAGATAACTGATGATAGCAGTGATTTAGGAATGCAGCCAATGGATACTGACTTTAATGATGATATAGACGGAGGTCGTCGCCGTGGTCGCAAATCAAGACGTTATAAAAAGAAGCGATCTACGCTAAAGAGACGCGGATTAAAGAGACGTCGTACACGAAAAGGTAAGAAGAGGAGACATACCAAAAAGAGGTAGGGAACCAAGGTTCCCCTACGACCCCTCCTTGTAAAAATTTATAATAATTTAATACAAAATAAATACAATATTAAATTATTTAATATAAATAAATTAAAATAATAAAGGAGGGATCATAAGGCATGTGAAATAGTAACGTAGTTCCCTTAACAAATTAGTTTCTTTATAAAAAGGAAAGGAAAGAAGATCCAACTAACAAAATTAAAAACAATGCTAAAAATATTTGCAACTGACGAATAAATAACAGCTAAGCTTATAACTGTGATAAATCCTGTCGTTACAGGGCTTCCAGAGAATATATTATAAATGCTACCTAAAAAATCATAAATACCATGTAACCCACCAACAGTAATGCCTTCTGGTAACGCAATGACTGCGCGTGTTAGTAATCCAGTCGTACGTTTCAAAGGTCCGTAAACATATAATGAAGCAAAAGCATCAAATTCGTTGGCATTTAATTCATTCTGCAATGTATTTTTAGAGACGCGTTGATCGGACTCCGACCGCGTATTGGATAACTCATCCGCATGTTTTTTAAAAACTTCTTCTTTAATTTGTGCATTGATAAGTCTGGTTGCTGTATTTAAGCGTACTTGCTCAAGC